CTACGCTGCAGCCCCTTGTTCACGCAGCCAGGTCGTCACGTCGCCGGCGCGCCAGCGCGTGCATCGTGCGCCGTTCTTGATCGGCTGCGGGAAGTTGGCTGCGGCCATCTTCCGGCGGATCGTCGATTCGCCGAGGCCCGTGAGATGTTCCACAACGTCGATGCGCAAGAGTGCGTCAGGTATGAGAGCCGCCTGCAAGGTCTGGGCGGGTGGCATGCGAGGCCTTTGCGTCGGGACCGAGGATCTGGATTCACGGGGCTCAGTCAGTTCGGTGGCGGCTTGAATCTTTGCCCACAGCTCGGCTGGCACGTTCACCGTGACCCACTTACCGGCGCCAGCGCGTCGGTGGTTCGGGTCGCTGTGGTTGCATTGCAGCAGTTCACGGAGAAGCGCTGTCATACCGACACCTCCGGTCGCTTGAGTCGCACAACAGTGGATTCGGGCAGCCGACGCGCAAGGTACGGGGCGAGCGCGCCCTTTGCGTCGAGCTCCAGCAGCACGTTGATGGTGCGGCGCAAGTGGGCGCTGTCGCCCCGGAATTCATCGGTCATGTTCAATCCGTCCATTTCAGGCAGCCAGCGCTCGAGCCGCTCATTCGGCCGTCGACCGCGCTGGCCGTGTAGGTAAAGAGGCCGCCGCAAGGAATACACCGCATGGATGCCTTCACCGATTCGGCGGGCCGAAGGGTTGTCGGGTCGAAGTGGCGACGGAAGATCTCCGTCTTGGCGCGCGCCACCGCGCTGGAGAAGGCGCCGAAGCCGGGTGTCGTCATGGCGTCACCCGGATGGCGAACACCGACACGGGCGCAGGGCCGAAGTGCGGGTGCGTGATGACCTTGATGGCGAACCCGCGCCACGGCAGGACCAAGCGGCGCGCGGTGTCGTCGCGCGACGGGTAGCCCCTGGTGAGCGTGATCGTGTCGTAGTTGCGGCCCATGAGCCGCTTGCCCCAGAAGGGCGTGCAGAGGCGGTATTCCTCGGGCTTCGTGCCGGCCTTGATTTGGTCGAAATACTCGCCCTTGAGCGGCAGATGCAGCGTGCGCGGCGCAACCGCGTGCACGCGCAGCGGTGTAGTGCTCACGACTTCAGGCGGGTTCATACTGCGAACTTTCCAGAAGGAGGCTTCGATGGAACCGGCAGGACAAGAGCCACGGCCCCCGGACTTTTTGCAGAACACTGCGTTGATCTACGGCTTCACCGAGGCGCAGGCCGCTGAAGCGATTGAAGTGCTGGGTGATGACGCGAGCGCTGAAGCGTTGCTGGATTGGCTTCGCACCTTTTACGGATCTCGTGGCAGCTGAGCGCTTGCCCACGTTGCCAAGGGACTCACTCGCCATGGCGGGCCTCCCGGATCTCGATGATGGGCACGTAGTTGCCCATGGCCAGCGGAGGCTGGGGCGCGAGGGTGATGGTCACCACCAAGTTGTGCTGGCGCGCATAGTCGACCAGCTGCTGGGCGTGCATCTGCACCGCCTGGGCCTCTTTGGCACGGCTGCGGTCGATGGAGGTGTCGAGGAGGTTCACAATCCGCTCCCAGGATGGAGTGAGAGATGAAAGAGAAACTGACAACCGTCGGCACCTTGGCGTGTCTCGTTCTGCTGACATGTCTGCTGTTGGTGCACGCACTCGCGATCTTTCCGGGGGGGGCGGCGATTCGGTGGTTCTTTGTCGCTTTTGCAACGATGATTGCTCGGCTTGATGCGCCGGCTTGGGTGCAAGCGATTGGATCGATCGTCGCGATACTTGCTGCAATTGGCATTGCGATGTGGCAGCGCCAAAGCGATCATCGGAAAGATCGTGAGCGCGAGCACGCTGCTGCGACGATCACCGCGATAACTTTGCACACAATGCTTGCTCCGATCGTTGGCACCCTCGAAGGTTGTAGGAAGAACATCGCGCGAACTCGGAATGCGAATGCATTGGAAGATGCGAAGCGCTTTCACGGACTGCTGAGCAGCCTCGACCTTCCGACCGAAAATCAACTGATGACGTTGCATCACGTCCTTCCGGCAGTCGCAGGGGACCTGGCGGTAGGCTGCAGCAGACTGCGTCAAGCCGTTTTGGCCGTCGGCTTTGTTGTGCGCAGGGACGATAGAAATGGTGACTGGGTTGTCGATCGACTGGGCTCCATCGATCAATTCCTCGAACAGGCACTTGTGCGTGTCAAAGACGCGCGCCAAGCTTTGGCTTCGTTCATCAGAACGTGAAGATGCAAGGAGGTCGAGGTTTTGCCTAAGCCCACTCGCACCGCCGAACAATTGCAACAGATGCTGATCGAGCGCATCGAGGCAATACCTGACCTGCGCGGCCAGATCACCGATGTGCACCACGGCGGAGTGGTCGAGGTTAGCGCAGAAGAGGGCGGCCCGACCTGGACCGTGGGCGTCGTGAGCGACCGGGGCGCACACCGCGCTGACATCGCGCGCATCATCCGCACCCTGCAGGGTAAGTACGATCTGGAGGATTGAGACTGTCGGTAGTATCGCGGGACTAGCAAGAAGGAGCAGGAGATGACAGAAAACACAGCACGGTCGTTCAATCCGACTTCCACTCGACCGGAGCGCGCGCTTCAGGCTTGGCAGATCCTCATCTCCTGTGCTGCAAATCGGCAGACGATTACCTACGAAGGTTTGGGGAACGCAATGTTCGGGCGCAAGGCGGCTGGGGTACTCTCGCAGACGCTCGACCTCGTCGCGCGCTATTGCGGTGATCACGGCTTGCCGCCCCTCACGGCCGTGGTGGTTGGTACAAACCGAGGAACCCCTGGCACGGGGATTCCTACGGGCGTCGCCACTATCGATCGCGATCGAGAGCTCGTCTACGGCTGTAAGTGGTTCACGTTCGTTCCTCCAACGCTCGAACAGCTCGTCTGAGCGGCAGGTCGGCGAAGACCCAGCATGACTAGAGCCTATTGGTGGGTGAACCATGGTGGCACGCACGTGCACGAAGTCGGCGGCGGCTACATCTGGTGTCCCCACACAGACGTGAACGGCCATGAGCGCGAGACGTACACGAACTTGACGAGAGTCGCCGCAGGCGACTTGGTCTTTTCCTATGCAGACCGCGCCATTCGGGCCATCGGCGCGGTCCGAGCTCCGTACGTGGATGCGCCCAAGCCCGCGTATGGCGCAGCCGGGACGAACTGGGGTGCCGATGGGTGGCTCGTAACAATCGATTGGAAGTTGCTGACGCAACCTTTCGAACCTTTGCTTATGTTTGCGCAACTCCAGCCTTTGATGCCCGAAAGGCATTCGCCGCTGACAAGCGCTGGAAAAGGCGCGATGAACGTCTACCTCGCGGGTATCACGCCGCAGCTCGGACAATTGCTTATAGGCCTTATCTCGGTCAGTAACCCGGAAGTGCAGGACGAGGTCGACGACGCATCGGCGATGCAGCAAGTGCTGAACGCGAACATCCCCGCGACCACCAAGAAGCAGTTGGTCGAGGCACGCAAAGGACAAGGTATCTTTCGGGATCGGGTTACGGCGATTGCCCGCACCTGTCGCGTCTCTAATACTTCCGACCCGCGGGTACTCGTCGCGAGTCACATTAAGCCCTGGTCGAAGAGCACTGACGAAGAACGGCTCGACGGCGAGAATGGATTTTTGCTGGCCCCGCATGTCGACAAGCTGTTTGATCGCTTCCTGATCTCGTTCGAAGACGATGGGTCGTTGATCACCGCCGGCCCGGGTGTGGATGGCTTGATGCGCAGCTGGAACCTTGATCCCATGCTCCACACTGCACCGCTCCGCGCCGGCCAACGACACTACATGGCCTATCACCGAGGGCGCCTTGCCGAAGTGGCGGCGATGGGGCTTTGGCAATAGCCGACGAGAGAAATCCCGTGGCGTGGCGAGGGTGGCGCTCTTCATGCGGAATGCGCCTCCTCGATGGGGGCGAGGGTCTTGCTGGTGGCGACGTAGCCGATGAAGGCCACCTGGCTCAACTTCACCGGCGTCATCGCGATGGCGATGAGCTCAGCATCGTCGATTTCTGCGGTGGAGGCGGAAGAGGGCTTGGGCATGAATGCTCCTGTTGGTGGTGGATCACGCCGCCAGCGGCTGCATGTGAGCGGCCTTGGCCTCGGCGGCACGGCGCGCGAGGGCGTCGCAGATCTGCGGGAACTGGTGCTCGTGATAGAGCGTGGCGCCGCGCTCACGAGAGGCGGGCTCGATGCCCAGGCCGCGCAACTGCTCGGCGGTCAAGGCGAAGCCGAGCCGCTCGGCGATGACGCCGATGCGCAGCGTGGTCGCGCCATGGTCGGCGGATTCGTTGGCGGCTGGCGCAACCGGCAGGGCCTGCTGGATCGGCGCCGGCGCAGCAACCGCTGCGTGCGGCGCGCGGCGCACGGAGTAGCTGGCCAACGCCGGCCGCGGGCGCACCGGCTCGGCCTCTTGGCGCTGCTCTTCGTCCTGCGCGGCTGGCGCGTCGGTCGGTTCTGTTGCGGGCGCCGCGGCGGGCTGCTGGCGCTTCAGTTCGTCGAGTTGGGCCTGCAGCCGTTCGTTCTCCAGGCGCAGCTCCTCTGCTGCGGCGCGCTCGCGCGCTTCGGCGATCATCTTTTCCAGCGCGCGGATAGTCGCGTCCTTCTGTGCCGAGGCGCGCACTGCGAAGTCCGCGAAGACCTCCGCACTCACGTCGATGTCCCGCACGTAGGCCAACCCGGCTTCGATGCGTTCAATGGGCAGCCCCTCGGCCATGGCCACGTAGGCCTCGATCTTGGCGATGGCGTCCAAGTGCTTCTGCTTGCGCTCGGCTTCGATGCGGTCGCGCTCGGCCTTCTCGTCGGCCAGCTTCTTCTCGTGCACCTTGATCTGTTCGTCGACGAAGGTCTCGACGGGCGAGACGATGGCAATGAGGCGCGTGGCCTCGTCTTCGATGACCTTCTTGCAGTCGTTGAGCTGGTCCTTCGTCTTGTCGCGCAGGCGCTGCACTGCGAACCGGCCGGACTCGCGCAGCTCCAGCCGTGCGTCTTTGGCCGCCTTGAAACCCTTCGGCGTGCTCAAGTCGAAAACGACGTTGCGGTGCCGCTCCGCGAGCGTCTCAACGTCCTTCTCCAGCGGGGAGAAGAGTGCCAGCGCTGCCTGCGCGATGGTGAGTGGCTGGACGGCCACTTCGTTGGCGGTGGTGGTGGATACCTCGGACATAAGGCCTCTCAAAAGGGGTTGTCGACAACAGCGTTGCCGCCGCGCGCGGGCGCGGCGAGCTCGGAGAAGTGGAGGGATGCGGGTGCGGGGGCGGGGGCGGGCGCAGGAGCGGCGGCGCGCATAGCGGCGACAGCGGGCACCTCTGCCGGCGCGACCTTGGGGGCGCCGGACATCTTTGTGGGTGTGCGCAGCACCTCGAGGTGGCCGTCCACCAGCCGCATGAAGCCGATCAGGTCGGCTTCGAGAGCGGCGATGGCGTCTTCGTTGCGATAGATGCGCTTGATGAACAGGTCCTTGCCGACCGGCTCCAACCAGGGGCAATACACCACCAGGTCGCACCACTGGCGCCCGGTGATCCAGAGGCCGCCGTTGATCTGGTCGATGTATTCGAGGTGCGCGGTTTCCGGGCTGGCCCAGACCTGGCCCAGCTTGTCGCACGCGAGCGGACATTTGATTTCGACCATGCCGTCGTCGTCGATCAGGCCGTCGGACGAATAGCCGAACCGCTCGTCATCGGTCAGGATCAGGCTGACCTCCTCGACCAGCGCGCCCGTGCGCGTCTCGTAGACCACTCGAGCCCTGGGTTCGAGATCCCGGCCGCGGCGCATCGCGTACGTGACGAAGGTGTCATCGAGCGGCTCGCGACTGATGGTCTCGATGGCAACCAGCCAGGCGTACTTGATCGCGGCCGCGCCCGGCTCCTCGGTGGGCTCGCCATTCAGCGCCTTGGCGATGGCGGCCGCCATGGGCTTCTGCTTGTAGCCGGCCTTGGCGCGTGCGTCGGGCTCGGCCATGCCGAGCTGCAGGGCTTCAACGTAGAGGCGCTGCTGGTCGGTCAAGCCGCCGACCTTCTCGCGCGCCTCGCCGAATCGGGAGGCGGTGGCCACGCCGCAGCGCGCGCGCAGCCAGTCTTCGCTCCCCTGGGGATGGTTCAGCAGGATCACGGGCGAGCTCCTGCCTTCAGCTTGCGGCGGTGGGCGATCACCGTGTCCTTGAACTCGGTGTAGAGGTCGCGGCGCTTCGTCTCCGCCAGGGCGACAGAACCCTCTGCCCACAGTGCCGCGGCTTCGCCGTCGGTCTTGGTGCCGTGGAGGCGATGGAACAACGAGTCGGCGAGTCGGTCGGCATCACTCGATTGCCTCGGGCCGTCGGCGCCGGTGCCGGGACCAAGGCCCGCACCGTTGCCGTCGTCGTCGTTCTCACCGATGGCGACGTTGAAGATCAGCTTCAGTAGGTAGCGCTGGGAGTAGGTCATGGCCGAGCCCTGGGCGTGGGTCTTCGTCATGACGTCACCACCCTTGGCGCCCTTGCCATCGGCCGGCATGTCGCATCTGTAGGTGCGCACGTGCCCGGCCGCGTGCGACACGTAGCAGAGCACGCGGATGTGGTTCTCCTTTGGGCTGTCGTCGGTGTCGAAGCTGAGCGCGAAACCGTTCTTCGTGTAGATGGGGCGCAGCGTCCGGTTGAGCTGCGCGTAGCTGGCGTAGGTGCTTCGGGTCTGTGGATTGACCGCATCGGCCGAAATCGGACCCATCGCGGCCTGCGCCTTGGTCATCGCCGCGTTGAACTTTTGCTCGTTGGCGCGGGCGTGCATGCGCTCGTGCATGCTCAACAGCCGCTCCATCTTGTCGATGTCGACGTTCGGATCGTTGGCTGCGGCCGTGATGGCGTGCATGACCGTCGCAATCTCGTTGCGCGGCGGCAGGACGACCTGCGCTTTGGGTTCGAGAACCTCGGACTCTGCATGGGCGAGTGCGGTGCTCATTTCGCGATCCCCAACAGTGCGAACCAAGAATCGCGCGGGCCTTCGCCATACATGCCGAGCAGCACGGCGGCCAGGATCAGCAGCAGCACGAGCGCGACGACGACCAGGTTGTCGCGGCCGGTTGACGGGAACCAGAGGCTGCCGATAGCCCCATCGTTGGCGGCCAGCGGAAAGCCGGTCGGAATGGTGGTGGCGCCGGCTTCGGGGCGCGGCGGGTGGACGAGGCGAACGCTCACGATGCGATCCTTTCGAAGATAAGAAGGGCGATGACGAAGAGGCCGGCGAGCGCGCTGGCGCGCGTCACCAACTTCTCGGAGGGGTGCAAGGGCTTGTCGGCGTCCATTGGGACGAGGACACCGGAGTCGGAGGCAGGGCCGAAGGCCTGCTCGAGCGTGCGTGGACACGGTGTGACGCGCTCGTGCGTCGCATCAACGGCGCCGACGAACTGCCGCGGTGCGGTCAGGGGGGTATGGAAGAGGGCGCTCACGACTTGAGTTCCCTCCGCTCCGCAAGCTTTCGCCCATCGTGCTCGAGAAGAAGACGGGAAAGGATCGTTAAGACAAGCGCCTCTCTATCTATGGATAGGCGGACGACTTCACGCAGTTGCGCGAGTCGATTCGCTCGGGGCTGCTCCAAGACCGCGCTGATTTTTTCGTCCTCGCGCACAATGACGGCAAGGAGATCAGACATGGCGAATTCCCTGGTGCTCGATTGCCCGCACTGCGCGGCTCAGCAAGTCGCTTTCACGTTGCGTAGTGAGTACGCGATGCCGGATCTGCCGCGTGAGCGGGTGGTGACGGCCTCTTGCAACAGCTGCCACTTGCCGGTTGTTGTGCGGATGCACAACCGAAGTTCTCAGGTTTGGAACGCAGGTGATACCCAAGGCAATCTGATGAAACATGCTTCCTTGGTGGTTCTCACGCAATGGCCGAAAGCCGATGTGTTGGAGGCCCCTGCAGATGTCCCAGAGAAAATAGCGCGCACTTATGTAGAAGCCGCGGAGGCTCGGCGTCGGCGATCGTGGAATGCTGCCTGCGGGATGTATAGGCGTGCGATGGAGTTGGCCCTCAAAGCGTTTGCCCCCGAGGTTGAGGCTTGGAAGCTCGAGAAGCGAATCGACAAACTCGCGAACGAGCATCGCATCACCAGGGACATTCAGCAATGGGCCCATGAGTTGCGCCTTGACGGAAACGAGGCGCTTCATGGAGATGAAGACGCCACTGAGGAGATGACCGAGCAGATGCATCACCTGACGCACTTCCTGTTGGTCTATCTCTATACGTTGCCGAAGCAGATCGAAGATGCGCGCGAGCGACGCGACGCGCCTGCCGAGTAACGGCATACCCGTGGCCGTCTGCGCCAATCGCTGCTTTGCGCTTTGAACGCGACCGGGATCCGGGGGCATGGGGCGGCCATTGGTGGTTGCGGCGCTCATGCTGCGCACCGTCCGAAGTGGGCCGGCATGGCGCGCGCGGCGCGCCTCGGCGTAGTGCTGGCGCAAGGCTGCGATCTGGCGCTGCAGCTCCAGCCCGTGGGCGATCAGCATCGCCGTCATGCGAGCCTCGCCGAACGGTTGTGCGACAGCTCGATGTTTGCCGCGGCGGCGATGCGCAGGCGGTCGAGCGCGCCGGTGTCCTTGGCGGCCGCGTAGGCGCGGTCGAAGGCGATCAGTTGTTCTTCGCTGAATTCGGGGCAGGGGGCCGGCGTGCTTGCCGGTTTCGCGTGGGCCATTCGCCCGGGGTTGCTTTGCATTTGCGCTCCTGGTGACCTGTAGTGGTCGTGAGGAGTAATTTAGCGAAACGCAAAATCAACGTCAATAGCGAAACGCAAAAAGTTTTGCGATACTGCTCCCGCTCAGTGCTGCGGGACACAAAAAAGCCCGCGCGTGGCGGGCTTGATGTCGGTGCCCCCGGCAGGGGTTCGTTGAAGGGAGGGCGGTGTCTACGCTATGAGGTCGGAAGGCTCGCGTGGCGCGGGCAAGGAATTTGCATGAAGCCAGAAAATGCGGCAGCGGTAGGGCATCTGAAAGCATTCTGCCAAGAGGAAAAGATCGGCGTGTTGATTGAGCGCTGCGACTTGTCGCACGGTTTCGTGATCAACTTGCGCGGTGGCGCAGCGGTCGACGATCTACGCACTTGGCATACAGCGACAACAGACGAAAGCGTTGACACAGCGTCGTGGAGTCGCGCTACTTCGGAGGGATCAACCGACTTGCGGGCGAAGAGACAGTTCGGCACGATGTTCTTGGCCAACTCGTTCTTAGGCGGCGAGGCGCTCTTTGTGGGCCACATGCTCCGCCGCGGCGATGGCACTGTCGAGTACCAGCGTATCCACCTGACTCTTGTCGGCCATGGCTTCGACTTGGTAGACGATGCGCCGCTGGATTGCGTCAGTCCGACTGCCGATCATCACCAATTCGAAATGCTTTGGCCGTTCCTCTTCCAGCAGACCCAAGCTCTTCTTGGGCTTTGCGATAAATCGCTTGAGGGTTTGGAGTTCGAACAACTTTCCAAGCGCGCGCTCCGCATTGACCTCACTTGAGCGCGCACTGCGCACGACCTGGAGGAAATAGCATGCAAAGTTCTGCCCAAGGAAGTCGACACGCATGGGCGCAGCATCCCGTCCCAGCGGCAATGTCCGATTGAACCGAGTGGTCAGGTGCTTCGCATTTACATCACGCTTCACAGCTGTCTTCACTCGTTCGACGATGTTGACGTTGCGAGACTGCTCCGCGATCTCGTAGTGGGCGAGCAAAGTCCCGAGCGTGCTGTGCAACTCGAGCCCTTGCTGAATCGCTGCTTCGGCGCTGCGTGCGGTGAACTCGTTGACGCGCGCAATACTCGCGCCTTCGAAAGGGGGGATCCATGTCTGAGGGTCTCCTTCACCAAGCCAATGCTGCGCGAGCGAAGCGCACAGCGCATGCGCGATTTCATAGATCGCCTTGCCGGCCAAGCCGAAGGCGTTTTCAATCTTTCTCTTGTCGAGTGCGCACCCAGCAATAACTTCGCCATCAGTCGTCCTTACAACGACGCCAGCACACAGGCGTTCAAGCGACACCAACTTTGGCGCGAACTCGATGACGGCACGAACGCCTTCTACACGACCATTGCGGGCAGTGACGGCTTCGATCAGGTGGACAGTTGCGGGTGGCCCAGACGATTGCATAGGAGGGCGTGAGTGAGAGAAAGCCTTTGGGCGATGAAGTCTATCAATTCGGCTTGCTGCTCGGGTGTTTGCCATTGCTCGATGTCGGCACAAGCGGCCGCATCTGGGATGCTCACCCTGGCCGCCATTGAGGTCAACCATGTCTGAGCGGATTCGAGGTGCGCTGCGCATGCCGCTGCGTTCAATTTCACGAGCATGTCGGCAAGTATGTTGCTGGCGGATTCACCGACAAGCTCGGGGAGCCCGAAGAGTCCGCGAGCGCTTCCGTGGAAGGCCTCTGCGTGGTCAATGATCCAGAGGACATTCGACATGAAGATGATGTTGCTGAGGTTCCGGTCCCGGTTCGCCATCCATTCGTCGAAAGTTGCTACTGGAATCAGGTGCTCCCACTTCATGAGCATCGCTTGGGCGCCTGGACTGCCTGAACGTAGTAGCTGACTGAAGCTCGTTCCTCCCACGTCGCGACTGGCGAAGGCGAGGGCAGGCCTGTCAATCGTCAGAAGCCGAGAGCTAGGCAACGCACCCGCATCGATTTTCACCAGATAGGGCTCCGGTACCGGTAGCCCGAGCGATCGCCCGAGCACAGCACACAGCAACTCGGCAACAACCGGCATTGGGTTCGCGATGCGAAGGTAGATCGAGACATCGTCTGTCGACGGATCCTCCTCGTCATAGGCCGTCGCAAGCCAGAGCTCGTCACCCTTGCTTTCCTCGCGATTCCGTCGCACCTGCTCTGCGCCCTTGTTCAGGGCCAAGACCTTGACCGGCTTCGGCAGCAGGTCGAACGCCGAGTCGTTTGCAGAACGCGGGGCTATTTCTTTTTCTGCTGGAAGTGCTGTGCCAGCTGCTTGATCATTTCCCAATCCTCATCTCCCAGTACGTTTTTCTGTGCCATTAGGCGGAGTTGGTCGATCGCCTCGCGGGAGCGGGGGTTCTCCTTTGGTCTGTTCAGTACTGCTCGCTCTTCCACACCGTCAGGATTTTGCCGATAACGTGGAAATCGGGATTCGTCGGCGAGATGTCGTATGGGGGGAAGTCTTCCTTGTTCTTCGAGATGATGCGGAGCGCGAAGCCCGGCTTGTCGAAGTTCGGAACCCGCTGGATGATCTTGATGAACCCTTGGTCGCCGATCCGAAAGAAGTACACGCCCTCGTGGTCAACAAGTTTCACGCCCCGATCCACCAACAGCGGATCGCCGGGGTTGAACATCGGTTTCATGGATGGTCCGAATCCGGTGACGATGCACAGGTTCTGCAGGCTGGTGTAGACGGGCACATGCATACGCAGCCACTCGCGGTTCACTCGCCAGCTCTTAATTTCTCCTGCGACTTCGCCATCGAGGATTAACTTGCCGCGGGTGTCCATGCCGCCGCTGACATCGTACTGAACGATCACGAACTCGTCGCCGGTGGCGTGGGGTGCGGCAGCTGGAGACCGCGGGGCGGATTCTGCGGAATGGTCGGTGTCCAACCAGCCTTCGGGCTTTTCTGCGGCTACCTCGATCCGCCGGGCCGTCTCCTTGCGCATCCCGCGTGGGCGGCCGGTCTGCGAGTCCTTGGCGCCGTCCCGCAGGTTGGTGAACTGCGAGAGGGACATGCCGATAGCTTTCGCCGCTTCTGATGGGCCGCCGCGCTCGAGTTCGATGAGCCGCATGTTGTCTCGCCTGATTTCGTCAATGTCCTTCATCGCGTGGATTCGATAGCAAAACGCGAAATGCGTATATGCGCGTTTCGCTATTGACGTAGATTTTGCGTAACGCTAAAGTCAGGCTCATGGACCTCCGAACTTACCTATCCAGCGCCGGTCGAGGCGCGGCTTCTCGATTGAGCAGGGAGATCGGCGTCTTGCCAGTTTTGATCTCTCAGTGGGCATCTGGCGCTCGACCGGTGCCGGCTGAGCACTGCCCCGCAATCGAGCGAGCTACTAACGGCGCAGTGACCTGCGAAGCGCTGAACCCTAGCGAGCCCTGGCGTCGCATTGCTGATGAGGCCTGGCCGCACCTGAAAGGGCGACCGGTGCTGGATTTCGTCGCCGAAGCGAAGGAGGCCGCCTAACATGCGCAACACCCAGAAGAAGGGGTCGCGCACGCCGGCGCTCATTCGGGCGCGGCGCCGGCATGCGGTCCGGGCCGCCGTCTCCATGGCAATCACGGTCGAGACGGCCAAGTTCGTTACTGCGATGTGGGCCAACAGCATCGCTGCGATAACCGGCAGCTTCGATGCGCGCGGACCGACTGCTGCGGCCATTGCGCGCGCGGCCGGATACCGCGAGCCGCCTGAGCGCGAGTCCGCAATCCACAAGACCTCCAACCAGCCGTCGCCCGTATCGGGTGGAGCGGAAGCCTGCCAGGAATAGGCGATGGAAAACCTTGAACAACTTAGCCAGATGGCTGCTGCTGAGTGGGCGCGCGTAAATGCCTCGCCAGGCTGCGACCCGAAGAAGTTCGGCGAGAACGTGGCGCAGGTATATCGCGCTTGTCTTAGTCCTGCTTCTGCAGCTCCTCGGCCAGCGTCGATCGAAACGCTGCCAAGTACCTCGCGGCATCTCGCGCGTTTGCCTCGCTTATCAGCGTCCCGCTCGGCCAGAAGTTCGGTTGACTCGAAATGAGCGCCACGATGAGGTTGTCGGCTTTTGCCGATGCGTCGAACGATTCCATTTTGTCTGCCCCTCGCGGGGTCCGTGTTGAGGAACTCGGACTCTACCCCGCGAGGGCGCGGGCGCCCGGTCAGCACGTCATTCCTTCGAAGGCCTGCTGATGCAGATCAAGTCTCTGTTCGCGCTCGACCACGCGGAGTTGCCGACCTCGCTGCGCATGCGGCCGAGCGGGGCGAAGAGCTCGCCCTGGCCAACCCCTACCCGGAGGGCGCTTGGCGACACACCGTCTTCCGCGACGTGTTCGCCGCCCGCGCGGCCGACCTCCAGCCGGTCGGCTGACCACTTCACCCCAACCTGCAATTCCAGATGTCCACCATCGACCAAGACCAAGAGCCGGCCTTCGCCCGCGGCATCGCCGGGCCGCTCGGCAAGCTGACCGAAGACCTGAAGACCAAGGTTGACGAGTCGACTGACAAGGTATTCCGGCAGCACTGCGCTTTGAGCGGTACGGATCCTTCCACGCTGCTGCGCGACTTCGTGTACCTGACCTGCTACGGCAAGACATGGCGGGCGATGGCGGCTGAAAAGCTGATTCATGACGAGGAGCGTATCGGCGCGCTTCGCAAATTGGCAGGGCCTTTTGAGGGCCCCGAATTTGCGGAGCGGGGAGGGCGCGTCTGATGACCGGTGCTGCTCAAGACCATTTCGCCAAGCGCCCGCTGCAGGTGGCGCATCAGCACGCCGACCGCTTCACGCCGGAATTCCTGGCCTACCTGCCGGAGAACCTGCACGTCTACGAAGCGTTCGAGCGCGAGACGATGCGCGTGGTGCGCTGCGGCTACGAGCACTACAGCGCCCGCACCGTCATCGAGGTGCTACGCCATAACTCGGCACTGGCCGAGCGCTCGGGCCCCTGGAAGCTCAACGACTGGCACACGCCATACCTAGCGCGCCTGTTCGCACTGATGAACCCCGCCCACTCGGAGCTCTTCGAGTTCCGCATCACCAAGGCAGTCGGACGCCATCGCGCCGCAGCGGCCAACGATCCAACTTCGGAGGCAGCGGCCTGACGTGACGCGACCTGTCCCATATCCCGCAGACACCCGCGCGAAGGGTTGGCGTTTTGAGCTCGACCACGAGCGCATCGAGCAGTCGGACACGTGGGCGCTGGCGCCTTCCGACGTGAAGCCATGGTTGCTGATGCTCTGGGTCACGGCCTGGCGTCAGGAGCCCTGCGGCTCACTGCCGAACGAAGACGAGCTAATCGCAGTGCGCATCGGCATGCCGATGAAGACCTTCGCCAAGGTGCGCTCCAAGCTCATGCGCGGCTGGTGGGAGGCCGAGGACGGCCGTCTGTACCACGACACGGTGACGAAGCGCGTCTTGGAAATGCTGGCCGCCCGCGAGGCGGAGCGCCGCCGGAAGGCGGAGTACCGTCAGCGGAAGGAGGCGGAACGCAGAGCGGACACCGCAGGTGATCCGGAGTTGTCCCATGGGACAACTGCCGGACACCAGCAGGACGACGCCCGGAATGACACTGGGAGAGACGACACCGGAACCAGAACCGGAACCAGTACCAGTAAAGAAGAAAACCACCACCCCGCCCGAACTACGGCCGACGTGGTGGGGGTGGGCGGGCAAAGCCCGACGAAAGCGGGGGAGGTGTGCCGGGCAATCAAGGCGAAGAAGGTCGCTGATGTGAACCCTTCGAGCCCGGAGCTTCTCGCCCTCATCGCCAAGGGCGTATCCGTCGAGATTTTCGAGGCTGCGGCCGACATCTGCGCTAAGTCCAACCCTCCCAAGGGCTTCGCTTACCTGCTCGGCATCGTGAAGCGCCAGCTCGGCGAGGCAGCAGCTATCGCCTCGGGCGTCGGCATGCCCGAGAAGCCGTGGGACCAGGACCGCACAACCATCGAAGCCAAGGGCGTTGAGCTCGGCCTGGGCCGATGGGATGAGCACGACTTGCGCGTCGACCGCGAGACGTTCCCGCAATACACCGAGCGGGTCCGCCGCGCGGTGGAGCATCGACAAGGAGTACCCGCATGACCAATGCTGTCGCCATCACCCGCATTGCCGTGTCCGCGCAACGCAACCTTCACGAGATTGCCTGCATGGAACGATTCCTCCGCCAACGAGGCGAGCTGGACGCAGTTGCCGTCGGGGGGATCCGAGCCTACCGCGCGGTGGAGCTTGCGCGCCTCGAAGTGTGCGCCGAGCACCTCGCCGCGTTGCAGCCTGCCAATGATCTGGCGTTCGAGCAGAACCCGGAGCACGCATGATTCCGTCAATCAATCCGTGGGACGCCGAGGTCGAGCTGTTCGGGCAGTTCACCCTCGCACGGCTCCTCAAACATACCGAGCCCGTCGGCGATTGCCTCGAATGGACGGGGCACGCCAACGGCGGCCAGTTCCCACAGGTTCGGCTTGGCGGCCGGGGCGGGCGCGTCTACAACGTGCGCCGCGTGTTGTGGGTGCTGCTTCATGGCTTCATCCCGGCAAATCGCCAGGTCGGTGTGAAGTGCCAATGCGAGCTGTGCGTGCATCCCGATCACCTTGTGCTGCGCACTCGCTCGGCAGCGATGAAGGGCGTGAAGAAGTCGTTGCTGTCCGCACGCCGCATGGCCGCGACGAAGCGCGCAGCCTCGCGGATCACAGAGGAAATGGTTCGCGAGATACGCGCGAGCGACGAGCCCGCGATCACCCTCGATAGGCGCTGGGGGCTGGGCCAAGGGACTACTTCGGGCATCCGGCGCGGGCGCTTCCGGCGCGACGTCACTGCAGACATGCTGGGAGGGCTCCGCTGATGGTCCGATTGAACTGCCCGAACTGCGACAAGGCCGCGATCCGCGCGGACTGGCCAGGCTACACGGCCAACTGCCGCGAATGCCTCGCGCGCGGCATTGCCAACGGGCCGGAGTACTGGCGCTCGCGCAAGGATGGCACGCTGCGCGACGAGTACAAGACCGCGCTTCGGACCATATGGGGCGAGGACTGGAAGGCCGGCCACGACGCGGTCAAGTCCGCGGCCGCGCGCATGGACGCGCTGCGTAGCTCGCTGCAGGGGGCCTTGCTATGACGGTCCACATCCTCGGCATCGACCCTGGGGCCAGCACCGGCCTGGCTTGCTACGAAGACGGCGTGCTGACCTGGTTGCGCACCATTGAGCCGCACTCCATCGAGCACTTCCTGCGCCACCACGCACCGGCGCGCGTCGTGTTCGAGGACAGCCGGCTCGAATCCAAGGTGTGGACAACCGCCGGCAGCCGCGCGGCCGCGCTGAAGATTGCTCGCAACGTTGGGCAGATCGACGCCTGGTGCTCCCTCATAACGTCCATCTGCGCCGACCTCGGCATTCCCGCTCACGGCATCAGCCCTACTGCCAAGGGCGCCAAGCTGGATGCCGCAGCTTTCGCGCTCGTGACCCGCTGGGCCGAGCGTAGCAACCAACACGAACGCGACGCCGCCATGGTGGCTTGGCCCTACCGGAGAACCGCTCGATGACCGACCTTGCCCTCACTGTTGCTTGGCCCGACCAGGAGCGGGCCCGTTCCAGCTTCCTGGAGCGTGTCGCGCCCTGGTGCAAGGAGCAATGGGCCGCGGGCCGGCGCCTTGAGCTCGAGATCCGCCTGCACGATGACGCAAAGACCGACCGGCAGCGGAAGTACTACCACGGCGTGGTGCTGAAGACGATCGCCGCGCAGGCGCGGCCGCACGGAGTGCAGTTCCCGCTAAAGGTCTGGAAAGAGCACTTCCGCGCCGAGTACCTCGGCCACAAGACCGTCACCACCAAGAATCCCCTGACGGGCAAGAAGGTCCGCCGCCGCGAGCGCGTGAGCAGCGAAGACCTGGGCGTGAAGGGCTACAGCCAACTCATCGATCGCGTGAGCGCCTTCGCCGCGACCGAGCTCGGCGTTACCTTTCCCGCGAGCTTCGAGCAGTGGGAGCGCATGCAGATAGACCCGGACACGGGCGAAATCATCGGAGCGATTTCGCCATGAAGCGCAGTTCGCCGCTCAAACGGACCGCCTTCAAGCGGCGGCCCCCGAAGTTGATCGGGGTTGATCTCGCCAGACGGCCGAGCGTCACCGTGCTGGTCCGCATGCAGTCCGTGTCCGGCCGCATCGTGCGCATGGTGGCAATTAACGATGCAGACTTCCGCGGCGCTGTGCCCAAGACCGAGCCGCAGCGCAACCCTGCGCTGCTGGCAATGGCGCGCGGCCAGCGCTGCCTGCTGCAGGTGCCCGGTGTGTGCCACCCGGACCCGGCCACCACGGTGGCCTGCCACAGCAACCAGTCGGTGCACGGCAAGGCCGGCGCGCGTAAAGCGGACGACCAGTACTCCGTCTACGGGTGCTCCGCATGCCACACCTGGCTCGACCAGGGCCCGGCCCCGGCCGCCGAGAAGATCGAGCGGTTCGCCGCCGCTCACCGCCGGATGGTCGCCATCTGGCAAGACATCGTGGCCGGTGTACAGCCGGCTACACCACGCGAGCGTCGCGCCGCTGAATGGGCTCTCGCGCGTGTGCTACCTAACGTATAAAGCGACTCGATTCGAGGAGGACAACATGGCTGAAGAGAGTGCTGCAATGGATGACGAAGATTCGAGGGCCCGGAGAAACTTTCTGGTCGCCAGCACGTTGGTGATCCTTGCTTGGTGGCTGGGCGTGCCATTCGATCAGATGAGCACCAAGTTTTTAGGCTTCGCCCCTCAGGGCAAGACCTTCGAATGGAGGGTTTGGTTTGCGGCCGCGACCGCGTTGATCTATTTCGCCCTTCGGTTCTGGTTCTCTGAGGCCAGCAAGAAGGCAATCGCCGACTATGCCTCGGACAAGGTCGCCTGCTCCAGCCGCGCGCTACGGCGGTGGATTCGGTTCGAAACTGCGATGTTCGTCCGCTTCGGCGAAAACACACCGATGCCGGTCATGGGCACGGCATTTCGTACGATCGCCCACGCGGCGGTGAAGAAGATCCAGGTCGCCCATGACAACACAGGGCATCCCGCAAGGATTGTGCGCATCATCGTGTCGGGTGCGACCTTCACTCTGCCAAACGCGGATAGCACGACCTACCCCCAACCAGTCTGGAAGTCGGGAGTTGCTTTCGTCCAGTTTGTCGTCCGAACACCGCATGGGGACGACCCTTCGCTTGATGGGGCACAGCCGTTGGGATTCGAGCTGGCCTTTCTGGGCCGAACGATAGCGTGGTTCGTTTCCACGTTGGAAACCACGCTGTTTTCGAAGAGCGGGACTGGACTGCTCCTTCCCTGGTGGCTGGGCGTCGCGGCCATGGCGGTCGCCGTCTGGAAGGTCTATGCGGCCTGGTGACACGAGCCAGCCGCCTTCTATTCAATTCCGAGGAGAACAAACTAATGGCTGATGCCCGCAAATCCACTACCGCCCTCGTGCTTGAGGCGGTGCAAGACCTGCACGCCCAGGAGCAGATCGTCACGCGCGAGACGCTGGCCGAGCTCACCGGCCTGAAGCTCAGCGTTATCGACGACCGCCTGGGCACCCTGGCCGATGACGGTGCCATCCTGCGCGTGCAGCGCGGGGTGTACGTGCCGGCGCCCCGCCATCCTCCAGCTCGGCCGATGTCGAAGACCGTGATGCCCGATGGCATGGTGAAGATCGAGATAGGTGACGAAGTGCTCACGCTTACACCACGCGAGGACCGCGCGCTGGCGAACCTCATGGCTGGCGCAGCAGCGCAGGCAGCTGCCATCGAGACAGGTAGGAACGCGGCGATCCTCGCAGCCGAGCTCAGCGAAGAGGTGAAGCGCCTGCGCCGCCAAGTATCTTCGCTGGAAGCAAAGATTGATCCTGACCAGGCTCAGCTCTTCGGCCCCATAGGTCGAGTAGCCGCGAATGGTGCAGCCTTTCAGCAAGCAGGGTAGGCGGTAGGTCTACAGAATTCCCAGCCGATGCCCCTCGGCTACCAATGCGACCAGTCGATCCGCGATGGCAGGCGCTTTGCCTGCCACAGCCTCGATAGCTTCGGTCCCGCTGGAGAAGCCGTAGTAGCGAACCTCCATGAAGTGCGCGAAGCCGTCGGGTACATCGCTTGCCTCACCGGCTATGGCAGCCTCGATTGAGTTGTACTCGCGCGGTTCAGTAACCAGCGCACCGCCGTTCAGCAGCCGAGCGGTGTAAATGCCGGGCACTTCTTTGTGGATGTCGAGGGTCAAGATCATGGGGCGTCCAATCGTGAGCCGGATGATGCTACCGCGATCGACAAGGATCCTCCGTTGCGATGAGCCCCCTGTAGGGATTCGCCGTGCCGACGAGACGCGGGAACATCACTCCCACAGCCCAGTTGTCTCCTCGCGCGGCCTCGGCCGCACGTTCGCCCGCCAGGATCACCCTGGCGGGCCTTTTTCCTGAATAGCGGTTCACTGGTCCTTGAACGCCATAGACTGTTGGCGTCCAAAAGGGAGAACACCGAATGCCTCTACCGCTCAAAGACCTCGCCAAACTCAACCCGATCATTGAGCGCATTCAAGCCGGTCGTTTCGACGCGAATGATGTCGACAACCTGCTCATGAAGCTTCGTCCATATGGAGGAGACAGAAGCGTATTTCTTGAGATTGCGCACTTCGTTGCGCATCCGGACGCACGCGATAGAGGGCTTGCACAACAATCATTGACTGCATTCGTCGATTCAATTCAGTATTTTCAAGAGTACGTTTCGGACAAGCGATCGTTGAATCTCAGCGCACCATTTCCCAGCTACATCTACCGACTATTCCTTTCACAAGCCAAGCTGTCGGACGAAGGGCGCTTGCGGGCCGACTACAAGATGAGTCACAGCACGCTCATCAAAAAGATCGAAGGCAGCTTCGCGGTCGACAAGAAGACCAACACCTGCACCCTCAAGAACAACAAGGGCGGCAAGGAGCTCTTTGCTGCGCTGCAGTTCGTGACTGGGTTCATCCATTCAAGGCCATCCTTTCATCTCGACGCCTTTCACAAGGAGCTAAAGGACGTCATGAGTGCGCACGGGATCTTGTTTGATGAGGCGGCATGGGACGGGCAGGTCGACCGCGTGTCACTTGCGATTCTTTGCCTCGTTTCAAACACCGAGTTTCGGCTGGCGAGCGGGGGACAGGCGAAATGCGAGCTGAATACTGAGCACCATTTCCGACTGCTGTCGGGGCAGCGTAGGATGCCGAACGGCAGCATGAGCCCGGAGCCCTCCGCATTTGGGCGGTTAATGATCTGGGGGCGCGCAACGGTGGTGAGCGCGAACAAAGAGCCGCTGCGAATAGGATTCCCACTGATCGATACCGGGCTTGATCCGCACGCTCACTGCGAATCATCGCTGTTCGTACGCGAGCGAGCTCCCGAGGATTTCGGTGACTGCGACGTGGAGACCATCAATCTTGCGCCGGACATGTCACTGTCTGGCGACTACAAGTTGGTGCGAACCGACTCGCTGATTCAGCGAGTTGAACAAGCCTCTTTGAGTGCGTGACGGCGGCGAAGCGCGAGAAAGACGTCTAGTCGACTTCGGCATCCCCCTATAGGGTTCGACTCAGTAGCCCAAGCCGGGAAGACTCCCGCGCATGGCAACTCGCAAGCCGGCAAAGAAGCCAGCACTCGCACCGAAGAAGACCACCAAGCCCGCCGCCGCCCCGAAGAAGGTTGCGGTGGCGCCCGCGCGCAAGAAGGCGCCCCCAGTCAAGGCCAAGCCGAAGAAGCCAGCTCGCCAGGCGCGGCCAATACCTACCGCTCCCGCAGAGCCGCCGCAGCTCGGCCTCACCGACCTCCAGCAGCGCTTCGTCGACGAGTACCTCGTGGACCTGAACGGCACGCAGGCTGCCATCCGCGCCGGCTACAGCCCGGACACGGCGCGGCAGATGGCGTCGGAGAACCTGTCAAAACCGTACATCCAGGTTGCCATCGCTGAAGCCCGATTGCGCCAGCAGCAGCGCACCCACATCGAGGCGGATCGCGTGGTGCTGGAGGCGTGGAACATCGTCTTCGCCGATCCGCGCGAGCTGGTGCAGGTGAAGGTCGGCTGCTGCCGGCATTGCTGGGGCGAGGGCTTCAAGTTCCAGCGCACCATCGGCGAGTTCAACCACGACCGCGAGCAGTTCGCCCTCAAGGGCGGCAACCTGGCCGAGTTCGACGAGAAGGGTGGCATCGGCTTCGATCCGCTCAAACCGCCACACCCTGCATGCCCTGACTGCGGCGGTGACGGCAACCCGCGCACCGTGCTGGCCGACACGCGCCACCTCTCGGGCTCGGCGCGCGCTCTCTACGCCGGCGCCAAGATGACGAAGTACGGCATCGAGATCGCCATGCACGACAAAGGCGCGGCGATGGAGAAGCTGTTCAAGCACCTCGGCCTCTACGAGAAGGACAACCAGCAGAAGACCGACCCGCTGGCCGCGCTGCTGCACAGCATCGCCAACGGAAACGGCAATGGGTTCCGGCCCGTCGCGAACGACCCGGAGACGCCAGAAGCCCCGACGGGCCCCAACAGCCTGATGCCGCGGGAGGATGTCGACGATGGCCGTCCAGGCTAAGCAGGCCTCGAGCCTGGCCGACGCCGGCACGCTCGATGAAGACGACACCGCGCTGGATGTAGATGCCGGCCGCGCGGTCGACGTGCAGCTCGGGCATCGCTGGGACAACCGGCGCCGGCCCAAGCGCGGGCCGCACATCGCCAAGCACGCTGAGATCCTGCCAACCAATGCGGCGGAGCTCGAGCGCTGCCTGCGCGACCCAGAATGGCGCCTGTTCAGCGGCTGCTTGTACCAGATCATCGTCAAGGGCGAGCCGGTAAAGAACGCTGCGGGCGAGATCATCGACGAAGGCGACTCCTTCGTCATGCCGTTCAAGCCCAACCGGGCCCAGCGGCGCTTCATCACGCGGCTCTGGCACCGCAACGCCATCCTCAAGGCCCGGCAGCTCGGCTTTACTACGCTGATTGCCATCCTCTGGCTCGACCACGCCCTGTTCAACGGGAACCAGCGCTGCGGCATGATCGCCCAGGACCGGGAGACGGCCGAGGCCATCTTCCGAGACAAGGTTGTGTTCGCCTACGACCACTTGCCCGAGGAGATCCGCCAGCGCTTCCCGCTCGCCCGCGCCAGCACGAAGGAGCTGCTGTTCGGCCACAACAACAGCAGCATCCGCGTGGCCACCAGCGTGCGTGGCGGCACCATCCACCGCCTGCACGTCTCCGAGTTCGGGAAGATCTGTGCCAAGTTCCCGGCGAAGGCCAACGAAGTGGTGACCGGCTCGTTCCAGGCCGTGCCGCTGTCTGGCATCCTGGTCATCGAGAGCACTGCCGAAGGTACGGAGGGCGAGTTCTACGAGATCTGCCAGCGGGCGCAGGCGCTGGTGGCGGGCGCGCGCAAGCTGACGCCCAGCCAGTACCGCTTCCACTTCTACGCATGGTGGCAGGACCCGGCCTATTCGATCGACCCGGTTGGCGTGCCCGTCACGCCCGAGCAGCACGACTACTTCGACGAGCTCGAAACGAAGATCGACGCCAAGATCGACCCGGGTCAGCGCGCCTGGTACGTCGAAAAGCTGCGCAACGACTTCTCCGGCAAAGAGGAGCGCATGTGGCAGGAGTACCCCTCGACCCCCGAGGAGGCATTCCAGCAGTCCACCGCCGGCCACTACTACGCGAAGGACATGGTGCTGCTGCGCAAGCGTGGCGCCATTTGCCAGGTGCCCTTGCTGGACCTGCCCGTGTTCACGTTCTGGGACATCGGGAACAGCGACGGCACGGCGATCTGGTTCATGCAGATGCTGCGCAACGAAGACCGCTTCATCGGCTACTACGAGGAGCACGAGGAGGACCTGCGCCACTATGCGCGCCACCTCCAAGAGCGAGGCTACCTCTACGGTGGGCACTTCCTGCCCCATGACGCCGACCACAAGCGTCTCGGCGACTACAACCGCAGCACCCGAGAGCAACTGCAGCTTCTGATGCCTGGCCAGGCCTTCTTCATCGTGCCGCGCGTCACCGAGCTGATGACCGGCATCTACAGCGTGCGCAAGCACATCAAGGGCGCCTTCTTCGACCTCGATGGCACGAAGCAGGGCATCGAGCGCATCCAAGGCTACAAGAAGAAGTACAGCACCTCTGAGAACCGCTTCATCGACCAGCCCGACAAGAGCAACGGCTGCACTGAAGGCGCGGACGCGCTGCGCCAGTGGGCCCAGGCCAAGGAGCTTGGCCTGCTGGCCAACCTCACCCAGAACACCGCCTACGTCGAAGCGCCCGTCTCCGACTGGCGCGCGTAGGAGCACCCAATGAACATGAGCAACAACACCACCACCCCGAGCATGGAGGAGGAGATGGACGCCGACGGCGCACTCACCCTCGAGGAATACCGCCAGTTCATCTACGAGATCGAGCAGCAGCCGCCGTGGCGTGGCGTGGCAGACAAGGAGCTCGACTATGCCGATGGCAACCAGCTCGACACCGAGCTGCTGCGTGCGCAGAAGGACCTCGGCATTCCGCCTGCGAAGGAAGACCTGATCGGGCCCGCGCTGCTGGCCATTCAGGGCTACGAGGCCTCGGTGCGCACCGACTGGCGAGTCTCGCCCAATGGGCAGCCGGATGGACAGGACGTCGCCGACGCCCTGAACTTCCGACTCAACGAGGCCGAGCGGCACTCGAAGGCAGACCAGGCGTGCTCGAAGGCCTTCCGCCCGCAGGCGGCCGTGGGCCTCGGCTGGGTGGAGGTCTCGCGCGAGTTGGACCCCTTCAAGTACCCGTATCGGTGTTCTGCTGTGCACCGCAACGAGATCTACTGGGACTTCTATGCCAAGGAGGACGACCTGAGCGATGCGCGATACCTGCGCCGCGAGCGCTGGCTGCAACCGAGTCGCATCGCCAAGGTGTTCCCGAAGCATCGCGAGCTCATCCTCGAATGTGGTCGGCATGGCCAATCCTGGTGGGTGAACCTGTCGCCTGAAGCGCTCGACGGCGGTGGTTCAACCGGGCTGACGACCGGCGCCTGGGATGCGGCGCGCGGTTGGACGGTGGCCGAGCACAACTGGTACGACCCGGTCAGCAAGGACATGAGCGTGGCAGAGGTCTGGTACCGCCGCTGGGCGGAGGCGACGGTCCTGCGATCGCCCGACGGCCGCGTGGTGGAGTACGACGCCAACAACCCGGTGCACAACTACTCGCTGGCGCGTGGTCTCGTGCGGCCGCAGCACGCTGTCATCCCTCGCGTGCGCCGCAGCTTCTGGCTCGGGCCGCACCGCCTGCACGACGGGCCCAGCCCGTACACCCATCGGCACTTCCCTTACGTGCCGTTCTGGGGCTACCGCGAGGACGGCACGCGCGTGCCCTACGGTCTGGTGCGCGGCATGATCTTCCAGCAGGACCGCCTCAACAGCGGCACCGCGGCGATGACGTGGGGCATGACTGCCTATCGCGTGGAGCGCACCAAGGGCGCAGTGGCCATGACCGACGAGCAACTGCGACGCCAGGTCGGGCGCCGCAACGCCGACATCCTGTTGGACCCGACGCACATGGCGCAGCCGGGCGCCCGGTTCGAGGTGAAGCGCGACGTGCAACTCACCGACCAGCAACTGCAGATGCTCAACGATGCGCGCATGGCGCTGGAGCGCGTGTCGCCGGCGGCCGCCTCGGCGTTCTCCGGCCGGCGCGGCACCGCCACCAGCGGCGTGCAGGAAGAGACGCAGGTGGAGCAGGCGAACCAGGGCCTCGCACACCTGATGGACAACTTCAAGGCCGCGCGCTCCCAGGTCGGCGAGTTGCTGTTGGCAATGATCGTCGAGGACATGGGCCGCGAGCCGCACACCATCGTCATCGAGGGCGATGCCATCACGCCCGATCGCACGATCCTCATCAACAAGCCCGAGACCGATCCGAGGACCGGCGTGGCCTACCTGTCCAATGACCTGCAGCGCACGCGCCTGAAGGTCGCACTCGAGGACGTGCCGAGCAGCTCGAGCTATCGCGGTCAGCAGCTCAACGCAATGAGCGAGGCCGTCAAGAGCCTGCCGGCGCAGTACCAGGCCGCGGCCATGCCGTTCTTGGCCAGCCTCATGGACGTGCCGTTCAAGCGCGACCTGGTGGAAGCGTTGCGCGCCGCTGGCCAGCAGGCCTCGCCGGAGGACATCGAGAAGCAGATCCAAGAGCGCGTGGCGCAAGAGGTCAAGCTGGCTGGCCACGACCTGAAGGCCCGCGAGCTCGACATGAAGGAGCGGCTGACCGACGCGCAGATCAAGCAGGTGATGGCGCAGGCGGTGCAGACCGGTGTGCAGGCAGCGTTTGCGGCCATGCAGGGCGGGGCGCAAGTGGCACAGATGCCGATGATCGCGCCGATCGCCGACGCCATCATGCAGGGCGCCGGCTACAAGCGGCCCACCCCAGGCGGTGACGATCCCAACTTCCCGACGCCGGCCGCTGCAGCCGCGATGAACATGCCACATCCTTACGTCCAGGACACCGGCGCTGCGGCCTTGCCGGAAGCCGACGTAGCGCCGCCTGTGCGCGAGAACACCAGTCCGACGTTCCCCGCGCGTGCAGTGGATGGCGCATCGCCACTGAGCGGCATTGAGACCGCGCGAACCACAGACAATATCGTCGCCTAGCTTTAGAAGTCTAGCCTTAGTTTCAAACTATACTGTTTCCAGATCGATGACTTGGCAAGTGCGTTCGCCGCGTTTACCTCGCTCCAAGACCTTGTAAACGGCCCGTTGCTGTTCCTCTGCGTGTTTGTTGGCCTTTCTGCAACTTTCAACCTGGAGATCAGTATGCAATTCAACCTGCAATTCAGCGTGCTCACCGTTTTTGAAGCTGTGAAGTCCGAGTGTGCGTCACTATGGGGAAAAACACCGGGCCGATAGAACAAGGGACAAGTGAGAGACAGAGCGGGCAGTCAAGAGCTGACGCCCCCACCATTCCGAAGGCCCGCTGTATTCCAGCGGGCCTTTTCCATTTGCTTCATAGATGTGCCCCCACAAGTTGGAGCGCCCCGACCCAGATCTAGGGGGAGGGCGTCGCTGCTGCTCTCGGCGTGGTGCCGAACTCGTTGAGTGCGCGAGCTGCATAGAACAGCAACGAAACAGCGCGGAGGCTATTTGCCTCCGTGCCGTAGTCGAACGATTCGCCGTGAAGCACCATGTGGCGATTTAACTTCGAAAAGCCTGGCGCCCTCTGTTTCTCACTGAGCAGGACGGCGTGAGGCTCGAGGAACGGCGCCAGCATTGCCTGTGAGAGTGCGTTGTCGGCGATCTGGTCAACATAGGGTGCGACGCCGGTTCTCGTCTCGCCTCTACCCTTCATGAAGAGGTGGTGGGTTGAAATATCCAAGCACACGCCGTCAATTTGCGTGAACAGCGTAGGCACCGATGTGAAGTACAACCCTTGGCGGTGGGCTTCGAATGCTTGCCTCAGAACCGCGGCGCGAGCGGGGAACTGCTGAATGAGGGCATCCTCAATGCCCGCGAGCCGCGCTCGGTAGTGCGCCAACAACTGGTCTTCGGCCTCCTGGTGACGGCCTTCAGAGTAAGCGCGCGCGATTCTGGCCGGTTCGTCAAATGCCATCTCGTCGGGATCGAGATACCAGCCCTCGTTTGCAATGACCATCAACGCATCGCGGTACTCGCCTGGCATCTTGTCCCAAGCAGCTATTAGATCGGCAAGCGAAGGCGCCATCTTCACCCATGAGTCCCAGAGATATTCCAACTCAGGACGGAGAGTTTCGAGGCTAATTTTGACGGCGTTGAGCAGGCCCTGAAGAGCAGCCTTGTTGGCTTGAACGGCGGCGTGGATCCGGTCGGGCACGAGCTTTTCGGAAGGCAGCTGATTCTGGTCCATGCAGTAATTCTGCGACATCTGAAGCCGCCTAGCGAATCGGCTTGCCGCCTCAATTATCGAGACGCCGAACCGGCGGAAGACGTGCCGGCATCACGAGCGTTCTAGGGGGACTGCTAAGGGGTGGTTTTGATCAGTTGCCCAAGCAGGCTGAGGAACCAGCTACCGGCTTGCCCAAGAGCGGCGATTACCAATGCGCCGACGAGCGCCTGCCCAAACCAATGCAGGCTTCTACTTTGCTTGTGAAATTTGACAGGCGGGAAAGCCTGTCCGATGAGACGGATGGTCTGACCGTGGATGAAATTCCATATCGGCAGGTAGAGAAAGAAGAGAATAATGAACCCAACGATGACCGGGTTGTCAACGGCCAATCGTGGGGCGATCTTCACTGCGAGCCAGAGGCTGAAGGTGAGCATTATTCCCTGGCCAACCACGTAGACAATAAATGGTGTCCAAGGAGTTCTAACTAGGCCGTGCCGGTTTTTACACTTTGCTAGATGCTCTTCCACTGCGTTGAAAGAGCCGTCCATCCAGTCTCTGTCATCTGACGAAGAGACCATCCAGCAGTTCTCGTCAGTGAGGTCCAATTTGAGCTCGACGAACGAGCCGTTCGCTCTATTGGAATTGAGGCTTTGAATTGATTCCGTGGCGAAAATAATTCTTTCGATCTTCGAGGCCTGACGCCAATACGTAATAACGTCCTCGGTCGTATAGACCTTGTAGCCGCGATTGTCAAAGCGGATAACAAAATGAGAAACCTTGATCTCATTTTGATCGGAGCCGGCAGCCACGCTGTTTACAACCAGTCTCCGCAAAAATACTTGGCACAGCTCTCGAACGTCCTCTTCCGTAATCGTGAGCGATCCAATTTTCTTGTCTCGCAAGTAGTGCGCCATTCCAGCTTCCGAAGTTTTGCGAAGCATACGTGAGGGAGGGGACCCAGTCATTGCCCCCTGTAGGGTTTCGTTTTTCTAACCTGTTTTCCCACACTGCCCCCAAGCACCGCGCGTAAGCGTCGGTGTGAAGGTCACGACCGAGAGGACGTGAGTCTCCATAGCAGATGGAGCATGGCCGATGAGGTCTTGCACCGGATTGCTGGCCCTTGCGGCCACGGCGATATGTGGCGGGACAGGCATGACGACATCCAACGACTTTTTCCAGAACAACGAAATCACCGGCGCACTGACGCCGCAGCAGGCTGCGCAGCTCCTCGAGCTCGCATCGGGCGATACCAGCTTCGGGCTGGATTACGGTGGCGCGCCCGCGTCCACCACTGCTGCAGCAGCACCCGCTTCCGCACCCGCTGCGGCAGGCGGCGCCGGCACGAACACCAGCGCACCTGCGCCCGCCCCAGCAGCAACGCCCGCCGCGGCGCCCGCAGCAGCTTCCGCCGAGCCCGATGCGACCAACGCTGTCGTGCTCGCGAAGGATGGAAAGCACACCATCCCCTACGAGAAGCTGGTGCAGGCCCGCGAGGGCGAGCAGCACTGGCGGGCGCAGGCTGAGACGGCCCAGCGCCAGCTCACCGAGTTGCAGGCCCAGGCGCAGCAACGCGCCGATGCCGGGCAAGCGCCAACCCAGACCGACAACCAGGTGGCGGCCGCGCAAGCGGCCATCGACAAGGGCGTCGACCCGGCCATCTTCGGAGACTTCTCCGAAGAGGCGCTGGCCAAGGGCATCCAGATGCTGGTGGTGCAGCAGGTGCAGGAGCAGGTCCAAGCCCACGTTGGCAAGGCCATGGCTCCGTACCAGCAGCAACAGCAGCTCAGCGCTCGCGAAGCTCACTACGACGCCATCTACAAGGCACACCCCGACGCCGGCTCTCTGGCGGAGAGCGCGGAGCTGCAGCAGTGGATTGGCGCCCAACCCAGCTACCTGCAGCCCACGCTGCGTGGTGTGTTGGAGAAGGGCACGTCGGCGCAGGTGGTCGAACTGTTCAACGACTTCAAGAAGGCCACCGCAGCACCCGCCGCGGCAGCGGCCACTGGAAAGAGCCAAGCCGCGGCGGCCGATCCCAAGGCTGCCGCGCAAGCCGCCATCGCTGCGGCGGCACCAGCCGTGCCGGCCTCCCTCTCGGACATCCCGGGCGGGCGGGCAGACGCGCTGTCGCCGCACGAACGACTGGCGGCCATGGACCCCGTATCGATGGCTGACGCCATGCAGGGCATGACGCCCGCGCAGATCGATGCGTTCCTGAACCGATCCCTGTGAGCCATTAGGCACACGCAGCACCACAACACAAGGAGGTCAAATGACCGCAACCAAGACGCAAACCGCGTATGGCGACCCGAAGGCGATGGTCCAGCAGGCAGCTGGCGTCTTCGCCGTCAGCCAGCAGCGCAACACCACCATGAACCGGCTGGTCGGCAAGATGCCGAAACTGGAAGGCGCAATCAGCACGATCAAGAAGCAGTCGAGCAATCACATGCCGATCGTGCAGGCGCAGGACCTGGGCCAGGGTAAGGGCGACGAGGTGAAGTTCAACCTCATCAACCCGAGTGGCGGCTACCCGATCATGGGCAGCGCGTACGCCAAGGGCCGCGGCGTGGGCATCAAGCTGTCCGAAGACCGGCTGCGCGTCAATCAGGCGCGCTTCCCGATCGACATGGGCGATGTGATGTCTCAAATCCGAAGCCCGGTGGACCTCCGCCGTGTCGGACGCCCGCTCGCGCAGCAGAAGATGGACGACTACCTGGACCAGTCGATCCTGGTCCACGCTGCAGGTGCGCGCGGCTCCCACGACAACATCGAGTGGCGTGTGCCTGTCGAAACGCACCCGGCGTTCTCCGAGATCTTGGTTAACCGCGTCAAGGCGCCGACCAAGAACCGGCACTTCATGGCCAAGGCCGGCGCGATCGACCAGTTCACGGTCAATGCTGGCGAGGTCGACATCGCTTCGACCGATCTGCTGAAGATGGGGACCGTCGATGCCGTTCGGACTTATATCGACCAGATCCCGCTGCCGCCGCCTCCGGTCAAGTTCGACGACGACCAGGCAGCAACCGACAGCCCGATCCGCGTGATGCTGCTCTCGCCCGCGCAGTACAGCGGTTTCGCCACGGACCCGGCCTTCCGGAACTTCCAGGCGAACGCGGTGGCCCGCGCGCGTCTGGCCAAGGACCACCCGCTGTTCCTGATGGAAGCAGGTCTGTGGGGCGGCATCTTGATGGTCAAGATGCCCAAGCCGATCCGCTTCTACGCCGGCGACACCATCCGGTACTGCGCCGCATACGACTCCGAAAACGAGTCGGCTGCTGTCGTGCCGGCCAGCTTCACCACGAAGTTCGCCATCGACCGCGCCATCTTGATGGGCGGCCAGGGCCTGGCTCAGGCCTTCGGCGCTTCGGAGCACAGCGGCATGCCGTTCTTCTGGAGCGAAGAGAAGGACGACCACGGCGACAAGCTGGAAATCCTGATCGGCGCGATCCTGGGCATGTCCAAGGTTCGCTTCGCTATCGACCATGGCGACGAGACCCAGTTCACCGACCACGGTGTGACGGTCCTCGACACGGTGGTGCCGATCATCAAGCCGCGCGGCTGATGACCCAGGGCGGGGGCAACCCGGCCTTTCTCCCTTCATCCCATCAAGGAGCCACACATGGCCAACATCAAACTCAAGGGACTGGGAATCAACCAGTTCGGCGGCATGGCCGCCTACGGCAACGTCACTACGCTGCGGGCCACGCTCGAAACCGACGCCACCGGCGCAGCTGTGCGAGCGAACGCGACCACGCCGCTCGGCATCGGCGACAAGGTGTATCTGCAGAGCCTGCCAGCCGGTTTCCGCCTCGAAGACCTGCAAGCGATCGTTTCGACCGCCATGACGGCGGCGGTGACCGGCTCCGTCGGCTTCGAGTATGCCGACGGCGAGGACAGTGCCGAGGTGCCTCAGGACCTCGATTACTTCGGTGCGGGCATCGTGCTCAATGCCGCCGCTCGCCTGCGTACGGCCTCGTCGAAGGCGCCGGTGACGCTAGCGAAGGAAGCCTTCCTGGTGCTGACGCTCGCGGGCGCGGCCAACGCCAAGGTCAGCCGCATCGACTTCATCGTCCACGGCGAGCGCCTGGGCGCGAAGTGATGTCGACGGGGAGGGCGGTATCGCCTTCCCCTGTTCCCTCTACTCAAGGACCTCTCATGCCCACCAACACGAATGGCGTGCCCGTGAAGTACATCGGGCGCGAAGACCCGTTCTATGACCGCCTCTACGGCTCGAACCTTCCGTTCGTGCCCGGCCAGGTGCGCGTTATCACCGATCTGGATCTGGTCGCAAAGTTTCTGCGGCACGACGACTGCTTCGAGAGGGCGGTGCGCGAGCCGGTAGTTCCGGTGCCTGCTCCTGCAGCGGCGCCGACGCCGGCGCCTGCGCAGCCGCCGGTCGCATCGACTGGCGACGGTAATGCCAGTCGACAGGCGAGCGATGCGCCGACCGGCGACGTGGCGCAGGGCAAGGACGAGTCCACGCAGCAACCGGAAGACGACACGCAGGACCGCCTCGAGGCGGCCAAGAAGCTTGAAGACGACCGGAAGCTCGCGGAGCAGAACCGACTCGACCTCGTGCAGACCTTGGACTCGATGGATAAGGACGCGCTGCAAGATTTTGGCGTCACCAAGTTCAGCCAGAAGGTGCCCAAGAACCTCTCGGTCGAGAACATGCGCGCCCGCATCGTCGAAATGATCGACCAATACGGAGTGCCATGAACCTGGAAGCGCTGATCGCCGCGTTCCGGGTCGATGCGAAGGATCGCACCGAACCGCACCTCTTCGACGCAGAGGATGTCATTGCGTGGCTGAACGAAGCTCAGAAAGAGGCCGTCGTGCGCGGTCGCCTGCTGCACGAGAGCGCCAACCCAGCGGTTTGCGTCATCGCCGTGCAGGCGGGCGTCGCCGTTTATCCGCTGCATGAGGCCTTGTACGAAATCGACTATCTGGTTTTCGAGCCTGCCAACGGCGAGCAGCCCCAGCAGATCACGCTTAAGTCGGCCGGCGAGCTGGATCGTTCAATGCCGGGCTGGCGCACGACCGCGGGCCGCGTCGAGCACGCCGTGCAGGACGACACGGGACTGCGTCTGGCGCCGAAGCCAGAGGTGGCCGGCGTGCTGCGACTGGAAGGCTACCGGCTGCCAATGGCCGAGCTGGCACAAGACAGCGACGAACCCGAGATCCACAAGGGCCATCACCGACACCTGGTGGACTGGGCGCTTCACCGCGCCTTCAGCGTGCCCGACGCCGACGCCTTCGATCCGAAGCGCGCCGGCAATGCCGAGGCAACCTTTACGGCGTACTTCGGCCTCCCGCCTGACAGCGACATGCGCCGCACAACGCGGCACGACCAGGACCACCAGACCACGGTGTATCCGTTCTGACTATGCGTGATGTCAAGTTCAACTCCCTCGCGCTCGGCATCAACAACCGGCGTGAACCGACGCGCTTGGCTGCCGGCGGGGAAGGCGCGACCTTCCTCTATGCGGCTGACAACGTGGACATCGATGCGCAGGGCTTTGTGAAACGGCGGGCAGGCGCTACGCGCGTCCTGGACGAGGCGACGCACTCGGCCTGGGATCATGATGGCGAGTACGGCTTCGCGGTCATCGACGGTGTGCTCACGCGGCTTGACCCGGCAGGCGCAGGGCTGCTGAAGACGGCCGTGCGTCCTGCGATGCCGCGCGCCACGGTCTCCTACTCCCTAGGGGCAGACGGCGCGGTCTACTGGACCAACGGTGCCGAGATCCGGCGCGTGGTAGGCGGGGCAGACCGCGCCATCGCGACGCCCGCACTGCCCAGCGCGCCGGTGCTCGGGCTTGCCTCGGGCGCACTGCGGGCGGGGCGCTATCTCTATGCCTTCACGGTGCAGGGCGATGACGGCGAGTCTGCTGCGACAGTCGTGCAGCAGATCGAGGTGCCGGAAGAGGGGGGCCTGGAGCTCAGCGACGCCACGCTCGATGGCCTGGTGGTGAATCTGTACTTGTCGGGGCCGAACGGTGAGGTTTTGGGTCTCGCCCAGACCGCCACCGACGGCCGCTTCGGCATCGTCGCGCCGCTCGAGACCCTGCGGCGCTGCGACACCCTTGAAACCGCACCGATGCCCGCGGGAACCATCGTGCGGCATTTCAACGGGCGAATGCTCGTTGCCGCTGGGTCGCTCCTCTTCTTCTCGCAGCCGTACCGCTATGGCCTCTACGAGCCGGCGCGCGGGTACATCCCGCTACCGGCCGAAATCACTGTGGTCGAGCCTTGCGACAACGGCGTCTATCTCTGTGCGGACAAGACGTACTGGCTGCCGGACTTCAACGGCTCGAAGCTGCAGGACCTGCTGCCCTACGGCGGCCTGGCCGGCACCAGCGTGCGCTCGCCGGCCGGCAAGGCGGCCTATTGGCAGTCGCCACGCGGACTGGTGATGGCTGACATGGTCGGCGGCGTGCAGAACTTGCAGGAAGCTGCTCTCGCATTCGGGCCTGCGGTCAGCGGGGCCTCTCTCTTTCGCTCCCAGGACGGGATGCAACACATCGTCTCCACGCGGGTGGGCGCCGAGGCTTCAGTCGCGGTGTCTCGCAGTTTCATGGACGCGGAGATCGTTCGGAAAGGAACCAAGCCATGAACAGCAACGCAGCGCACGGATTCATCTATAAGGTCGCCGTCCGGAAGCCTGACGGCACGCTCGTGCAGCGTGAGCGGGTCAAGAACCTGACGCCGGTGGAGGGGCTGAACCACTTCTCCTCCGTGGTGTTCAAGTCGGGCCTGCAGGTCGCCACCTGGTACATCGGCCTGTTCGAGGGCAACTACACCCCGACGGAAGATGTGAAGGCAGCCACCATCGCCGCGCTCGCGTCCGAGTGCACGGCCTATGGCTCAGCGCAGCGAGTCGCGTTCGTTCCGGGCGCCGTTGTCAACGGCTCCGTCGATAACAGCGCCAGCAAGGCCGAGTTCGCCATGACGGCGGCCAAGACCGTTTACGGCGGCTTCATCGCCTCCGCGTCACCCAAGGGCGCGACCACGGGTGTCCTGGTCAGCGCCGTTCGCTTCACGTCGCCCAAGGTGCTCGCCATCGGCGACGTGCTGGTCGTCGTCGCCGCCAACTCTCTCGTCTCCGCATAAGGAATCAACATGACGCTCAAAGTCTCCACGGGTCTGCGCAATGCGCTGCTCAGTACTGGCTCGCTCGTAGCGAGCCTGGGCAGCCCGGTCATCATGCTCTACGGCGGCGCTGTGCCGGCCACGGCCGATGCAGCTGTGACCGGTACGCTGCTGACCATCATCAGCCAGAACAGCACCGGCGACCCGCTCGGCTTCGATCCGGCGGTCGGCGGCACGCTCCCCAAGGCTGCCGCCCAGGTCTGGAGCGGCACAAACGTTGCGAGCGGCACCGCCACGCATTTCCGCATCGTCGATTCGGCGCTGCCGGACGACGGCGCTGCGAGCACCACGCAGAAGCGACTGCAGGGCACCTGCGGCACAGCGGGCGCCGATCTGAACATGAGCAGCGTCAATCTCACCGCCGGCGCGCCGCAGACCATCGACGCCAGCAACATCACGCTGCCGACGTTCTGAGCATGGCCGCCGTACCTGTTGGCACCGTCATCATCCGCGACGAGTTCACCTCGGGTGCGTGGGCGAACGGTCGCGCGCCGGACGAGGGTTTTGGTGGCCTCGTCTATTCGCTGTGCACGAACGGCGTCATCTTGGGCGGCGACGTCATCGGAACTCAGCCCTGGAATTCCGGCATCAACGACCATCGCGGCGTGGCAGCAGGCCCGCCCATCGAGATGCCTGGGTATCGCATCGAAATCAGTGCCCGAATCGTTGCGGGCGCGCCCATCGCGCCCACCAACTCCTGGGGTGGCGTCTCCATGAGTACCTATTCGGACTCAGGAGAGAGCGTGCTGGAAGGCCGAGCCAGCTTTGATGGCACGCTGGGCGGATTGCCGCGCATTTACCTATGGGACGAGGGCGGTAGCACGTCATTGGCGTTGGCGGATGAGCCGAACATGGCGACCGACACCTACTACGCGCTGCGCGTGGATGTTGGGACGCTTCGGCAGGACTACTACTGGAATGGCGTGCTCAAGGCGTCGACCACGCGCACCACCAATCTGAACATCGGCACGCTGGCGGTCAATATCGGCTTCTCGAATTGCGGCACGACCAGCATCAAGGTCACCGCCATCGAGGACATCGCGCCGCCGCCGCCGACGCCCGGTGGCACCTTTCATATTCGCGACGACTTCCTCGGTGAAGAGTCGGGCATCCTCGGGCGCGTGCCGAACATCGTCGAAGGCACTACTGCCTCATGGAGCGAGGACGGCGCCAGCAATCTAGACCCCGGCGGCATCGAGGACGCGGATAGCGGCGGCATGTTGATCAACGGCGGTGGCTTTTGCCGCTGCAAGCAATTCGCTTTCTAAGCCATGCAGAACCCACTGATCAATGGCGGCCTCAGCAACTTCATCGCATTGCCGATCTTCGGCTCGGTCGGCATCGAAGTCGCCATCCGCTTGGACGCTGCATGGCAGTTTCCTGGCGAGCCCGCAAAGCCGATCTTTGCCATCGGCGTCAGCACGGTGGGCACCGATCCGGCGTTCGACCGCGATGGGCCGGGCATCACCATCACCAACGATGGCTACATCGTCGGAATGGATAACAACCACACCGACGCGGAAAACAAGGTGGACACGGGCGCGCCAATGTCCTCGGTCGACTTTACGATCCTGCGATTCGAATGGAGCCTGACCGAAGTCAAGATGTTCCGCGACGGCGTGGAGTTCTTTCTGCCCACGCCCTTGGACGGTATGGGCGACCTCGTTTCCGGCGCGTGGGCCACGTTCGCATTCCAGGCGGGCGGCGGCGGATTGCCCGTCTGCTTCCTCGAGTACATCGACATCGATGGCACCACGCAAAACCTCACACCGCCGTTCTGGACCGCATTTCTCGGCACGCACGAGGTCGGCGAAGCGAGCGACGGTCCTCCTGATCCTGTCGGCGGCGAGCCGACTGCCTTCACCGAAATCACGCTGCCCTACAGCGCAGCCGTGCCCACTGGCACCAACTTCCTCTGGTACAAGGTCATTGTCGACACGGCTTCGACGCAGCGCTTCACCACTCTGAACTCGCCGAACGCGAGCGCCGACCCCTATCTGGCGCTCTACAACAGTACGGGTGCGGTGCTCGCTTCCAACGAGGACATCGACCCCGACAACGCAAACTATCTAGCGCAGTTCGACTTTGCGGTGACGCCCGGTATCTACTGGCTTGCCATTGCGACCTTCGAGGGTGGTTCGTCGGGCAACTGGGGGCTGGTCAGCGGGGGCACGCTGAACACGGGCTTGCAGTTGGACATCAGCGAGGCGCCCTGATGGTCTACGGGAAGTTCCGCAACGGGCCCACGTCGATCGGCCGGCAGGCTGCCAACTGGCTGCAGGACGGCCAGGAAGGCTTCCGCACGCGCCGGCGCGGCGACGTGATCGTGCGTCAGGGCGGCGAGTTCACCAACATCTTGCAGGGACCGGTCAAGTTTGATGGCTTCTACGCGATCGGCGAGGTGATCGGGAACGGCTCTCGGATCGTCGGCTCCGCGGATTGCAGAACATTTTCGGACCGCGGCCCGGCGCCGACCAGCGGCGGCTTCGACACTGCCCAGCTGGCTTACTACGGCAGGGGCATCGGCAGCGTCGTTAAGAACACGTTCTTCGGGTACTTCCTGGATTTCGACGGCAAAGACTGCCCGATGAACGAATCGGCGCTGCAGCTCACGCGCAACGGCCGGACCTTGAAGGACTACTACACGCTGCCTTCGTTCGGGCCCTTTGGCGGGTTCCCCTACACGATCACCTACACGCTGGGCGGCTACCGGCCGGTGGCTGGCGGGCACGAGTTCTACAGCGGCGTGAGCCTGCCGATGCTGCTGGACGGCGGCCAGCACGTTCAGGCCTACATCTACGACAACGGGGTAGGGCAGGAGTTCGGCGCGACGCCGTATTTCCCCAACCAACTCGGCTGGTACGCCAGCACGCTGGTGCTCGCACCTGGCGTGTTCCTGAAGATGGACCGGTATCTGCGGCCGCACTACTCGGGCAGCGGCGTGGCCGCGGGCGCGAGTCCTGGTCTCGACTTCAACTACAGCACGGACGCCGGCCTGACTTGGGCCTCGTGCTCTTCCGTCGAGATGTTCGCCGAAGAGATGGACACGATCATCGGGATCCCGCCGGACATCGACAAAGCCGACTCCTTCAATAGCGCCATCGGCTATGCCGAAATCCTGGCGGCGCCGCTGTCGCGCTCGCTGTCCGTGGCCGTGGCCTGCGTGCCTTACGTCGTGCCGCAAGGGGATGGCTTCGTGGTGCGCGCCAAGGCGAAGATTGGACTGATCAACGTCGCTGCCGGGTGCTCCATCACAAGCACCCAGACGCTGTACGACGGCAATCCGCAGGACGCGCTGCTCTACATCTCGCGCGGCGTCATGGCGATTAAGGGCGGCGTGTTGGTGTTCATCCGCCCCGTGGTGCCGGATCACGCTCAGTGGAATTTCCCGGCCCGCATCTTCTTCACGCCGAACGGTACCGACCTGGTGGAGCGTGCGACGTTCCCGTTTAAGGAGAACCGGACGGGCAAGGTGCAGGGCCTCAACGAGAAGATCCTGACGTGCGCGATGTACGACGGAGAGCACTCGGTGTACCAAAGCAAGGATTTCGGCGTGAGCTGGACGAAGCGCGGCGTCATCCACAAGAACGGCGTGCCGCCAAACGATGCGCCGCTTCCTGACCAGGAGGAGTATTCGCTGAAGTCCTTCAACATCATCACGTTCCTGCGCAAGGACAACGTGCCCGTTCCCGCGTACCCGGCAACCCCGTGGCTGACCGACTCGCGCGTCCCCGACCCTTCACCGATCTGACCATGGCCAATTCGCTGCTGAAAGACACGACTATCGACACTGTGGTCGGCTACGAGCAGGTTCCGGCGATTCCGTTCCGGCCCGCCGTGCCGCCGCGCACTGTCAACGAGCGGCGTAACGTCTGCATGCTCCGCTACAGCGGGCCAGGTCGCTACGTCTTCAGCACCAATCCGCAGACAGGGCAGGTGACGGGTACGTTCATTCCCGATGCGATCAAACCCGGCGCAGGCGGCCTGAACGGCGGTCTGCAAGGCTCGTGGAGTTGCCAAGACGAGATCGTGCCGGTGACCTACCCTGGCACGCCGGCGCAGCCCTATGTGCCAGGCTACGCCGTGGCGGTGCCGAGGCTCGAGACGGGCTACAACCTGGGCTGGAATTCTGGCGCGCGCTCCATCGCCTTTTTCCGGGGCGACGGTTACGTCGAGTTCAAAGTGCGCGCCAGCGTTGTCGGCGTGATCTGCGGCATCAATTTCGACGATGGCGTCGAGGCAGGCTACAACGGCAACACCATCGACTTTGCCTTCTACTGCGCTCGCGGCCAGGCGCGGGTGATTCGGAACGGGGTGCTGGGCACCGGCGTCGGGGTCTACACCGATGCGACGGTCTTCAAGATCGAGCGGATCGATACGGAGGTCGTGTTCTTCAAGGACGGTGCGGAGGTCTTCCGCGTCGCGTCCGGCGTGTCGACCGACGCGGGCTGGCTCGAAGCGTCGCTGTACTCGGGCAACGACGAAGTGTTCGACCCGAAGCTCGTGCAGGTGAGCCCTCCTGATCTGACCCCCGGCACCGGCAGCATCAATGCGTCGCTCGAACCGCTCACCATGTTCGCTTCCGAGGGTATGCACGCCGAGCTGAGCGCATCTCTGCCGCTCCTGAAGATGAACGCCGAAGCGGGCCTCGTCACGCCTTCCTATGCTGTTGGCAATTTCGTATTGCCGGCCCTCTCGTTGTTGGCCGATGGCCTGACAGGCGAGGTTGGCGCGATCAATGCCGAACTCGAGCCGCTGCAGATGCTCGCTGCCGACCATCCTTACGGCGAGCTGAATGCGTCGCTGCCCCCGCTGACCGCCTTGCTGAGCGCCCAGGAGGGGAATTTCCTGGCGTCAATGAGCGGGCTTGCGTTTGCCTCCACGGCGCTTTCGACCGTGAGCCTGCTGGTGGTGGAGATGCGCGAGGGTGCCATCCTCTGGGCCGACTTGGTTGCCGGCGCCCAGCTGTCGGCGGAGCTGTTGTCGCAGGCGGCCGTCGGCTCGACCATTGCCGTGAACGCGCTGCTCGAGGCAGTGATGCGCAGCTCGGCGCGCGCCGGCGATGACCTTGACGTGCTGGGCAGCGGTCGCGAGGTGTGGGTGGTGAATCTGGACAACAACGCCAGCACGACCTATTCGAACTACGACTTCAACTCCTTCGCGCGGATCGGCGGCCGCTACTTCGGTGCCAATGACGAAGGGCTGTTCGAGTTGGCCGGCGCCACAGATGCGGGCATGCCGATCCAGGCTTCCATCAGCCTTGGCCAACTGGACTTCGGCACGCCCCGCATGAAGACGATCAGCGAGTGCTACGTCGGCATGTCCGGCGACGGGCGGCTGGTCGTGAAGATCACGGCCGAGGGGAAGTCCTACCTCTACAAGACGCGCGGATTCGGCTCCGACCTGAAGCAGCAGCGTGTTGAACTCGGCCGTGGCCTGCAGGGCAACTACCTGACGCTCGAACTCTTCAATGAGGACGGCGCGGACTTCGCAATCGACACGGTGCAATTCCGTGTGGCTGACTTGAAACGGAAGATTTGATATGGCAGTCACCCCTCCCGGACCCGGCGAGATCGTTCCGATCCCCGACCCAGTCACCGGCGGCGTCGGCGCGGCCGTCACGGTTGCCCGTACCTTCAACGCCATGTGGAATAACGCGCAGACGATGTCGGCGGCGGGCGACACGCGCGTCGGCGCGGCCATCGCGCTGGCCGACCCGGCACCGCGGGTCGTCGTGCCGAGCCTGGACACAAGCTATGTTCCGCCGGTGAAGCCTGGCCTGCCGGACGAAGACCCGACGAACGCGGAGGCGCTCTACAACGCTTCGCGCGACCAGATCCTGGCGATGATCCAGCAGGGCATGGCCGACTTCATCGGTGAGTACTTCCCGCACCCTGAATACTATGAGGACGCCATCAACTGGTGCGACCGCGCCGTGCGCGAGGGCGGCACCGGCATCAACGTGGCTGTCGAGCACCAGTTGTTCGAGCGCGAACGCGCGCGCGTCGGCGCCGAGTTGGCGCGCGCGGAGAACGAGGCGATGTCGACCTGGGCCGACCGCGGCTTTCCGTTGCCGCCCGGCGCGCTGACGGGCCAGGTGAACCAGATCCGCATCGATGGCATGAAGCAGCTCGCCACGTCGAGTCGCGACATCATGGTCAAGAGCTGGGAGACGGAAGTGGAGAACGTACGCTTCGCCGTGACCGCGCTGCTGGCTCAGCGCCAAGTTGCGCTCGATGCCGCCGGCAACTACATCCGTACGCTGATCCTGGGCCCGGAGACCGCGATGAGGCTGGCGACCGGGCTGGCCGGGCTGCGCACCGATCTCGCGCGGGCGCTGGTGCAGATGTACAGCGCGGAGGCCTCCGCACTTGAGCCGCGCGTGCGACTGGCGATTGCGGATGCCGACCTGAAGATGCGCGGCGAAGAAGCAAACCTGCGCGCCGCCACCGGGGCCGTCGATGCGAAGGTGCGCGCCACGATGGCGGGTGCCCAGATGTTCGGCACTCAGGCGGCCGCAGGCCTCAACGCCATCAACACCAGCGCGAGCATCAGCGGCAGCGACAGCTCGTCACTTTGATGTTGAGGCAGGTCCAGCGATTGGTTCGACGGCACGAGGGATGTTCTGATAGACGAGGACGACTCCGGAAATCGCGGCGGCAGTTGCCAGTCCACCGGTGATGACCTTGAGCGTGACAAAGGCGCGCTCGCCGCGCTTAACGACTCTCCATTCCTTCTTCAGAAATGACCGACTTTCGTCGAGGATCGCTTGAATCTTCCGTTCTCTGGCCGTGACATCGGAGACCACAAAAGTGCTGTCTTGAATTCCCTTTAGCGCTGCTATGAAATTCGCGTGCTCCTTCGGGTTGATTCGAAGCTCAATGCGAGCCATCAGTGAGCGAGTTCTCACCAGGTTGGCGTATCTGTCGTCAAACGCCTTGTCGATATGCACGAGGCCCTTCCCGCGAGTCCTTTCACCGACGACGTTGAGCATGGTGTATTCGCCCACAAGGTCGGCGATGTCGTTGCGGATAGCTTCGATCCACTGCTGCCGAAAATCCGAGATTTTTTGCTCCTTCGAGAGCACGGCGACAAGAAACGCTACTCCGCCAGCAATGAATGCGGCGATGACTGTGGCCAGTGGGGCCGCAAAGTGAGCAGGGAACTGATTCATGCATGGATTGTTGCACTCCCCCTCTGGGGTTTGATGCCCAGAGTTTCCCCTTGAAGAATCGCGCGGTGCGACACACGAAGGGGTAGCCCATGTACGGTTTTCAATCAAGCTCGGCACGCAAGGCTAGGGGTGCCGCGCCCACTGCGCGGCAGAGTAAGGTCGACGGAGGCCTGATCCGCGGGCCCGGCACCGGCACGTCCGATTCCATTGAGAAGCAGGTGCCCGAGGGCACTTACATCATGCCGGCCGACTCCACGGCGCAACTCGGCGATGGCGAGCTGGCCGGCTTGGGCGCGCCGGTGCCGGTGCGCGTCAGCAACGGCGAGTACCAGTTGCCTCCGGAGCAAGTGCATGCGGTCGGTGTGCAGGCACTCGACGCCATGAAGGACGCGACGCACGCGCCGGCGGATGTCGCGCGCAGCTTCGCGCCGCGTGGCGCGGATCCGTCCGTGTTCTTCGCCAACGGTGGCGATGTCTCGGGCCCGAGATCGATCGATGGCTTCGGATTCCAGCCGCGCGGCTTCGCGAACGGCGGGGCTGTGACGGACGGGGAACGCGACCGCGCGGTCTTCGGGGTCTATCCGAAGCCGAGCAGCACGCGGAGCACGAACGCAAACGACGCGGCGCTGCGGCGCGGCGTGGTCGCCACCGGGCCCTCGAGCTTCCAGCCAGCCGGTGTCCTGCCGGCCGCCAGCAGCAGCCTAGCGCGCCTGAACAACCTGACCGATCCGCGCAGCACTCAGTTCGCCGGGCCGGCTTCCGAGCGCGCACCGGTGGGATTCGCTCCGGCGGGCACTGCCGTCCCGAGGTCGCTCGAGCAGGAGCCGTTGACGGCTGCTGCTGCGACACCAACTGCTGCGCCGGCATCTGTGGCCGACGCAACCCCGGCCAGCGCCCAGGGATTCGTGGCCAGCCAGCGGCGCAATGTCCTGGGATCGACGGAAGATGCGAACGCGCAGGCGGCCGAGATCCACGCTGCCAACGCCTCGCTGCCGCAGGGTGGCGCAACCATCATCGACGGCGCGGGCGGCGCGCAGGCGGCGCGTCAGCGCTTCTTCGACGATGCGAACCTGCGCACGGCGGCCGCGCGCGGCTCCTGGTCGCCGCGCCGCGGCTTCCAAGCTGATGAGGGCGCCGTCCGCGCCGCGGCGGTGCCGGTGCAGGCGCGCGCAGCTGCCGACATCGAGCAGGTCCGCCAGGATGGCGACCTGCAGCGCGCGGCCGTGGGCTTTCAGTCGCTCACGCAGCGTGAGGCGGCCGCCGCGCGCATGCAGGGCGAGCGCATCGCCGCCGAGGACAGGCGTGCAGCCGATACCAACTCAATCCGGCGCGACGAGGTGGCCGGCGCGAACCGGCTGCGCGACGTGCAGGTGTCGGCAGCCCAGGACGAAGCCGCGCTGCGCCGCACGCTGCTGGACCCAAACGCATCCACGGCCGAGCGCGCGAAGGCGCAGCAGGCATTGCTGGCGGCCCAGGGCAAGGTGGCGTCGCCGGAGTGGAGCGTTCAGGTCACGCCCGCGACGAAGAATGCAGACGGCAGTTCAACCGAGGGCAGCATTTACCGGGTCAACAAGACCACGGGCGACGTGCAGCGTGTGGACGGGCAGGGCGGCGGCGCTAGCGCCAAATTTGAGAAGGGCTCCGTCTACGTGGATGCTCAGGGGCGCCGGGCGATGTACACCGGCGACGGTTGGGAGCTGGCCTAAGTCACTACTCGACCTTCCGCGCGGTGGACGGGTCAAGCTGAAAAGAGGGCTGCACTGGTGCGGTCTTGCCGTCCAGCTTTCGTCTTGCCGTCCAGCTTTCCGTCGAACGGCTTGAGATGTCGCCGCAGTGCGCCGTTTTGCAGGTACTCTAGGCAGAGGGAACAAGCCCAGCGGCGTGAGTTTGTTTAGCCTGTGCTAAATTTCATGCAAGATCCGTCATACACTTTGTAGCACTTCGTTGGGGGCGGTCACAAACGGACCATAAGCAAGACGTTGCTCCTACAGACACTTGTGCTTGTAAACGTACGATGGGAGACAGTCGTTGTACTTGTTGGGGACGCATGGAACAACTCGTAGTCGAGCAGATGCGATTGTCAATAGCCGGAATTTCAAACCGTCTTTGGATGGCTTGTACTCCAGAGGGGTTTACCTTTGGGCAGTGCATTCTCATACAGGTTATGCGAGAGAGAACGCGCGACTTTGGTGGACATTCGCGGCGGCCAAGGGGATTTATAAAGGCGACGCCAATGCGGAGTGTGCGATTCTTGAAGCAAAAATTGAAAAGCCTGCGGAGTACTATGATGCAGCGACTGACGAATTCAACGAGAAACTTTATGAAATTGCTAAATCAAAGAGCGTGTCGGGCGATAAGCTGAAAGAAACGCTTATTTGGTTTGTAGATGAGATCGCAAAAGAGCTAAATACTAATTTCCTGGTTCTGAAGGTGTTGGTTCCTAGTCCGCCGCCGATTGGAAAAAGTAAAGGTTTGGTTCAGTTGATTTCAAAAATGTCGCCCGCATATGTAGTGAAAGAAGGCGGGTTGCATTTAATTAAAGAAATTGCTCTCGTTGAATAATGGTGGTGTTATGAAAGATATTTTCGAAAAGATATTTTCAAAAGTTCAGCTCATGTCTGATGCTGAATTTACAACCGAACTTGCCCGGTACAAGAACGACGAAGTTGTAGTCGCGCTTTCCGAGATGGAAAGGGTGTTGGCGCAGCGCATGGAAGCGAGCTGGATGAAGGGCCTGCTGTCAGCAGTTTGGTCGCTTACGTCGCGGTCTGATGCTACGAGCCCACTTGCGGTTGACGATTTCGAAGATTACGTTCCTTCTAATGCGGCTAACGATGAGCGCTTTGCGCTGGCGGCGTGAACGAGTTACATCCCATCCAACTGCATGAAATTGTTGTTTCGCAGATAAGTTGCGTTATCAACGATCCGGTCGCAGCTAAGGAATTTGAAGGTGAAATTGATCTGGCGATCCAATCTGGAACGTCTGACATTGAACCAGGGGATTCGCACGTAGCTGTCGGCATAAAAGCCACGGTCACGACTGTAAAGAAAATTGATGATAAATCGATCTTTGAAATTTTTGTTGACTTGAATGGTCAATTTATAGTTGATTTAGAGCGATTTAAATTCGAACATCTTGAAGAATGGTCAAGAACCAATGCCCCTTTCCTTCTTATTCCATATGTGCGTGAGCACGTATATGGGATGGCTTTAAGAGCAGGAATTTCCGGACTCATATTGCCTCTTCTAATTCAGCCTCGAAAGCTGCCGTCCAACGAAAAATAAGGCCCGCGCCATGCGGGCTTTTTTTCTGACTTGAGGTAATGGGGGCACTGCGAAGCCGGTCCCCTGTAGGGTTCGACGCTCCAGCGAGAGGGCGGAAGACTGGGGGGATGGCATCCGAATTCGACCCCACCACCGCCAAGCCCACGAACCCGCGCATTCAGTTCGATCCTGAATCTGCGAAGAAGGAAGAGGCACTATCGAAGCGCAGCGCCCTTGCCGTTGCAAACGACACGGTGATCGAGGCCGCCAACGCGGTGGCCGGCGGCGTCTCCGCTGCGGCCAACTTCGTGAAGCCCGGTAACGCCGTCTCGAAGTTCATCGACGAGAAGTTCATCAAGGCTGGCGAGGAATCGCAAAGCGATGTCACAAAGGCCGCAAAGAAGAAATTCCGCGACGATGTCGAGGGCGCTGATGGCGTCGGCGACGAGCTGGAGGCGGTCGGCGGCTACGTGCTCGAGAACCCGGTGCTGTCGGCGGCCCAGGCCGTGGGTTCGTTCGTCGGGCCCGGTGCGGCGATCAAGGGTGCTGGCGCGGCCGCGCGCGCCGTCGGTGCTGGCGCGAAGGCCGTGGAGCGCGCTGGTCTCGCTGGCGGTGCTGCTGCTGGTGCAGCGATGGCCGGTGGCGACGCAGCCGGCACGGCCTACGACCTCGCGTCGAAGGCGGGTGCGACCGATGACCAAGCCACGGCAGCGGGCCGGCAGGCAAGTGTGATCCCGGCGGTGGTGGGCGCTGCCGGCAGCCTGGTCGGCGCCGAGCGCCTGGTCGCTGGCGCCAAGGGCTTCGGCGGCGGTGCGCTCGGGCGCGCGGGCAAGACGGCAGCCGTCGAGGCTGCACAGGAAGGCTTCGAAGAAGGCATCACGCAGTACGAGGGCCAGCGCGCGGCGGTGCCGTTCGATCCGACCATCGACCCGTCGAAGGGCGTGGCGGCCGCGGCCGGCATGGGCGCTGCGCTGGGCGGTATCACCGGCGGCGGCGTGTCGTTGCTGACCGGCGGGCATGGCAGCTCTGGAGCGCCAGCACCGGCCGCCGCGCCGCTGCTGCTCACGAATGAACCCGACCCGCTGGTGGGCTTCCCCGACGGTACGGTGGGGCGGCAATCCGAGATCGACGCCTACCTGGCCAGCCTCCCTGAGGACCAGCGTGCGGCGGAGCGCGCTCGCATGATGGGCTTGGCGCCCGAGGCGGTTGCACCTGCACCAGCGCCTGACACTGAAGGCGCAGAGGATGCGCGCCGCAGCGCCGTCACCCGCCTCAACGAGCTGAACCAGCAGGAGCGCGGCGAGCCCACGGTGGCCCAGGTCGAGCCGCCCGACGGCGCGGCCGTGCTCGCGCGGCAGCGAGCGGCGGAGGAGGCTGCGCGCGAGGCCGAGATCGACGCATCGCGCGCCGTGACCGGGCCCGATGACGAAATCCTGCAATCTATTGGTGCGGCCAACGCCGCTCCAACACTGCCTTCGCAGCGCTTGGGCCTGGACCCGGCCGCCGGCCCGCTTTCGTCTGCTGCAGTGGTCGCGGTGGACAGCGGTGCATCGCAGCAGCTTGCCGAGCAGGCCGCGCTGCAGCAGGCCGCCGAGGCCATGAAGGAGCAGGGCGACGCCGAGCAGGTGGGCCTCGACTTCTCCGCTGATCGACCGGGCCGCGAGCAGTTCGTCGAAGCGCATGCCGCCGACCTGCGCGAGCGCCTGGACTTCCTGCGGCAGCAGGGGCGCGCCGGCGGCTGGGATGCACGGCTCATCGCCGAACGTGACCGCGTGCAAGCAGAGCTGGCCGCGTTGGCCCCCGCAGTGGCCGCGCCGCAGCCAGCGCCATCCACCGTGCAGGAAGGTGCTGCGCTGGCCCGCGCGCGCCGCGGCGCATCGAAAGAGGCGGCGCCTGCGCCCGCCACCGTGCCGGCGCAGGGAGTCGCGGAGCCTTCCGACGCCGTTGCCGCGCGGCCGAGCGCTTGGCGCACGAACGCGCTGCAGGCGCGGAAGGTCGCGAAGTCGCTGGGCATCGACGCCGGCGGCCTGCGCACGCCGCAGATCGTGGCGGCCGTCGATGCGCGAGACGCGCAGGTCCTACCACAACCCCAAGGAGGCGAAGATGTTGCAGCCGCACGAGCTGTTCGGGTGGCAGATGACGGCGCACGCGGCGCTGTTGGTGCTGCGCCGGACACGGCAGGCCAGTCGGCACGAGACGCGCAGCCTGATGAAGTTGCTGTCGCGCGAGGAGCCGATACCGGTCGAACTGTTCCCCCTGTGCTCGAAGCTGTGTCTGTTGCAGCTCGCGCCGGCGAGCGCCAGCGTGCACTGAGCGAAAGCGCGGCGCCCGCGGCCGCTGTGGATGCCGCGGCGCACGAGGCCGCTACGAGCCCGCTGAACGACAAGCCCGAGCCGACTGACGCGCAGAAGGCCGCGGGCAACTATTCCCTCGGGCACCTCTCCGGCCCGGAGGTGCAGGGCCTTCGAATCAGCATCGAGAACCCGCAGGGCAGCACGCGCAGCGGCACCTCGCCGGACGGCACGGGTTGGCGCAACACGATGGCCGCGCACTACGGCTACGTGAAGGGCACCGAGGCTGCCGACGGCGACCATGTGGATGTGTTCGTCGGCCCACATGCCGCCAATGCGCCCACGGTCTACGTGGTGGACCAGGTCAACGCGGATGGCTCCTACGACGAAGCCAAGGCCTTGTTCGGTTTCAACACGGAAGCCGAGGCAGTGGCCGCCTACCGCGCCAGCTACGACGCCGACTGGAAGGTCAGTCCGATCGCCGCCATGTCGGTGGACGAGTTCAAGGCTGGCCTGGCGGCGGGCCGCTTCAAGAAGGCGCTGTCGCCGAGCCTGCAACCGGGTGCCAAGCCTGCCCGCGGCGTGCTGGCGAAGATGCAGAAGGCGAAAGTTCAGCGCGAGACGAAGGCTGTGCGCGCCGCGCGCGAAGCCGAAGAGGCCCGGGCGGCCTACTTCACGCCCGGCAATGTCGTGCGCGGCTACGGCGGCTTCGATAGGGTCATCAGCTATCAGAAGCCCGACAGCGAGGGGCGCTGGAGCGTGACCGTTCGAGAGGTGCGCAAGATCGGCCCGGCGACGTTTGAGGATATGCCCGACGCCGATACACGTACGCATAGCACGCAGCCTGACGCGAGCGCTATGAAGACTGGGCCAGCAGGCCGGATGGGGCCGCCGGCGTCCACCGCGCCCGCGTCCCAGTCTGTCGAGAGCCCCGAGTTGCCGCCAGTGCCTGTCGAGGCGGCTCAGCGCGACGAGAAGATCGTGGACTTCGGCGAAAAGATCGGCGGCGCCCGGAAGGACCGCGTGGAGAAGACTGGCGCACGCACGACCGCGGTGCCGAAGGATGAGCGCCCGGCATGGGCGCGCCGCTTCCAGGTGTCGCAGGTCGCGAAGAGCCGAAACGCTTCTGACGAGGGCCGCTGGGTCATTCGCGACACGCGCTCGCTGGACTTCATGAAGCAGCCGCGACAGGTGGGGCGCGACAACTTCGCTACACGCGAGGCGGCCGAAGCAGCCATTCCGCTGGCGGCAGTCAGCCTGAAGCACCGCGTGACGTCGACGCGCGACGGCAAGTTCGAGATCTGGCGCGACGTGACCGACCGCAAGCGCGTGAAGGTGGTCGATCAAACCTTCGAAAACCGCGAGGATGCGCTGCGCTACATGGCCGAGAACGCCCAGACCATCATCGAGACGAACACCACCTTCGGTGAAGCTGATTTGCCGCGGCCCGCCAGCGAACAGCGTGTCGGCGTCGAACGTCGCAAGGGCGATGTGAAGGACGGCGACTTCGGTGGCACCTTCGGTTTCCGAGGCGTGGAATTCGGCAACTGGAACAACCAGTCTGACCGCCAGCAGTTGCTCAACGATGCCTACGACGGCCTGCTGGATCTCGCCGAGGTGATGGGCATCCCGCCGCGCGCGATCAGCCTGAACGGCGAGCTGGCGCTGGCCTTCGGTGCGCGTGGCAGCGGCCTGAGCGGAGCGCGCGCGCACTACGAGCCTGAGAAGGCGGTCATCAACCTCACCAAGATGAACGGGGCTGGCTCGCTGGCGCATGAATGGTTCCACGCGATGGACCACTACTTCGGCCGCCAGGACGGCAAGGCGTCGGCGGAATGGGTGATCGACAAGGATGGCACACGCTCGCTGACGATCAGCAACTCTTTCGAGCGCGAAGCGGCGAGCGGCGGTCTGCGCGGCGAGCGTTCAGGCGTGCGCGCGGAAGTGCGGGAGGCCTACGAGAGCCTGATGCGCACCATCGCGAGGAAGGCGGAGGGCTACGTCGACGAAACGGCCCAGGCTGATCGATTCGTGGCGCGGGCTCGCGAAGGCGTTGAGCGTCGGCTTGCTGAACTCCGCGCAGGCCTCGCGCAGCAGCTCGACACGCGCTACTTCAAGCGGAACAACAAGCCGGCCAGCGCGGAGCAGTTGGCCGAGTTCGACACCGTGGCCCAGCGCATCCTCGACGGCCAGGCGTTGGACATGCGGGTCGAGAGCAAGGGCCGAGGCGTGCTCTCTGGAGTGCGCTGGACGAACGACGCGCTCGAGCAGATCAACGTGATCGCGAAGGCCGTGCGTGGCCGCAGCGGATTTCAGTCCGACGGCAACGGATCGCTCGACCGACTGCGAAGCGAAATTCAGCTGTATGCCAGCCGTCTCAAGATGCTGGCGGAGGCCCAGTCGGGCAGCGAGAAGACCCGCATGGTGCCCACGCAGTTCGCAATGGACGCGAAGGAGCTCGACCAGGGCCGGGGCGCAGACTACTGGACGACGCCGCACGAGATGGCTGCGCGTGCCTTTCAAGGCTACGTCGAGGACCGTATCGCCGAACGCGGCGGCGTGAGCCCGTTCCTCAACTACGGACCGGAGAACGTCGGCATCCCGACGCCCTGGGGCGTGAAGCGACCGTTCCCGCACGGCGCCGAGCGCGTTGCCATCAACCAGGCGCTCGACCGTTTGGTGTCCGTGATCCAGACGAGGGAGGGAGAGGGCAACAACATCGCGTTGTTCCGTCGCTCCGACGACGGCACCGCCGAACTACCGACGGCCGTCGCGAACGCGATGCGCGCCCTCAGCCGCCCGACCTACTCGCCTCAGGCGCGCATGCAAGCGGTCGCGTCGGTGCAGAAGACCGTCGATGCCATCCGAGCCGGGTGGGGAAATTCGCCGGACATCGTGGTCGCTTTCGACATGGGTGACCCGGTGGTGCCAGATGCAGCCCGCCGCGCCGACCTCAAACAGCGCAGCGGCGGCGCGCGCGGTGCGCCGGAGGGCTTCTACTACCGTGGCAAGGCCTACCTGATGGCGTCCCGGCTGCCCACGGCGAACGATGCAGCGCGCGTCCTCTTCCATGAAGTGCTCGGCCACCACGGCTTGCGCGGCCAGTTCGGCAAGGAGCTGGACGGGGTGCTGGATCAGATCGGCACGATGCGCCGCGCCGATGTCGACGCGAAGATCAAGGAGTATGGGCTGCGCGGCGTCAACAAGCTGGACCGGCGCGCAGCGGCGGAGGAGGTGCTGGCGGAAATGGCGCAGACCCACCCCGAGCTGCACTTTGTGCGCCGCGCCATCGCCGCGATCCGCACTTGGCTGCGCCAGCACGTGCCGGGCTTCAGGAACCTGCGCATGACGGATGACGAGATCGTGCGCAATTTCATCTTGCCGGCACGACGTTTCGTCGAGCAGGGCGGGCCGGATGGCGGTCCCGGCGAAGGGCTGCGCTTCAGCCGCGATGCCGGCTCTGCCGCGACCAACAGCCTGGACGCTCCCATCGCCGTGAACGAAAAAGGCGTCGCAAACTTCGGGCACTGGAACGGTGAATTCGATGCCAGTGACTCGGACATCCGGTTCAGCCGGTCCACGGTGCAGCGGTTTGCAAAAAAGGCGACTGCCGAACTCAACAAGGCCTTCAACGTGCCCGGCAAGCTGTCGTGGTGGCACAAGTCGGTCGGCACCATGTACAACTTGGCGGAGCGCTCGCCGGCGTTCAAGTCGGTATTCGATTCGGCTCAGGGCTTCGTGGATGACGTGAGTTACTACGCCAACGCCGCAGCCGAGCTGGCGCCCAAGCTGCTGCCGAAACTTGAGACGTGGCGCGACATCAAGAAGGCGCCCGTCTCGGCAGCCGACAAGGCCGCCGTGGCCAAGCCGGTGTTCGAAGGCACGCTCACGTGGGCGCGCGACGAGCAGGGCAAGCCGGTGCAGGTTCAGAGCCTCATCGATGCGGCCGCCGAGTTGTCGACCGACCAAAAGGCCCAGCGCCTGCTGCGCAACGGAATGCTCGACGAGCGGATGATGAAGGCCTGGCAGGGCATGCCCCTGGAGTCCTACGAGAAGGCGATCAACACGCGCTTCGAGTCACGCATGCTGCAACCTGGTGTGGTCTGGACTGATGCGGAGCTGCGGTCCATGTTCAACCTCACGGATGACCAGCGGGCTCTCTATCGCGAGTTCCGAGAGGCCACTGACCGTAGCCTGGACACGATGGCGCGCGCCGACATGCTGCGCTTCGTGGGCGAGGAAGCCAAGGGACTGCGCGATGTGGTCATGGATGCGCCCGATGCGCAGACGGCCGCCGTTCTGCTGCGCGACCATCTGGTGCAGCTCTCCAACGATATGCCGGATCGCGCCACGCAGCTGCTGAACACCGCCAACGGGGTGATCGACCGCGCGGACAAGGTGCGCGACCTTCAAATCCGCGGCTACGCGCCTCTGTCGCGTTTTGGCCGCTATTCCGTCGATGTGGTGGACGCCGCTGGCCAGCGCCAATACTTCGGGCTCTTCGAGACCGCGCGGGAGGCCAACACCATGGCGGCCCGCATGCGCGAGGAGTTCGGTGAGGCCGCCGTCAGCCAAGGCACGCTGTCGGAGGAGGCGTTCAAGCTCTTCGCCGGCGTCACGCCGGAAACGCTCGAACTGTTCGGCAATGCGCTCGGACTCGACTCGACCGGCGACAGTGCGCAGGACCAGGCCTTTCAGGAATATCTGCGGCTCACGAAGACTAACCGCAGCGCCATGCGCCGGCTAATCCATCGCAAGGGCATCGCGGGCTTCAGCGAGGACGTGGGCCGCGTGCTCGCCGCTTTCATCTACAGCAACGCGCGGCAGACTGCCGCCGGCCTGCACATGGGCGACCTGGGCGCGGCGGTGAACGCCATCCCGAAGGAGCAGGGCGAGCTCAAGGACGCCGCCGTGCGCCTGGCCGAGTACGTGAAGAATCCTCAAGAAGAGGCCCAAGTTTTGCGCGGCCTGCTGTTCGCCCAGTACCTCGGTGGCTCAGTGGCTTCGGCGTTCGTGAACATGAGCCAGCCACTGGCAGTCACTTTCCCGTGGCTGAGCCAGCACGGCGGCGCGCGCGCGGCGGCCGCGCAGATCGGCCGAGCCGCGAAGAACATCGCCACGCGCGGCTTCGAGTACGAACCGGATCTCGCCGCGGCGCTCAAACGCGCCGAGGACGAGGGCACCGTGAGCCCGCAAGAGGTGCACCAACTGATGGCGCAGGCGCGCGGCGCCAGCTCGCTACGCTCCGGCGACGGCACGCGCGGCGGCGACCTGCGGGCGCTGGGGCAAAACGCGATGTCCCGCCTGTCTCTGGCTTGGGGAAAGCTGTTCGGTGCCGCCGAGCAGTTGAACCGGCGCATCACTTTCATCGCGGCATACCGCACGGCGAAGGCCCAGGACATCGCTGACCCGGCCGCCTTCGCTCGCAAGGCCATCACGGAAACGCAGTTCCTCTATAGCAAGGCCAACAAGATGGAATGGGCGCGTGGAGCGGTCGGTGGCACGCTGATGACCTTCAAGACCTACTCCGTTGACTATCTGGAGCTGCTGCACCGGATGTACACGCAGGGTGGCCCGGAGGGAAAGCGCGCCGTGCTGCTGGCGCTGGCCATGCTCATGTTGATGGGCGGCGCCGGGGGCCTGCCGTTCGCCGAAGATCTCGAGGACGTGGCCGATGCGCTGGCACAGATGCTTGGTTACAACTTCTCGACGAAGAAGGCGCGCCAGGAGTTCCTCGAAGGGTTCCTGCCGCGGGGCATCGCTCAGTTCATCGACAAGGGCGTGAGCGGCCTGCCGGGCGCGCCGCTTGATGTGTCCGGCCGGCTGGGTATGGGCAACCTTATCCCGGGCACGGGCCTGCTGCTGGAGAAGACTAGCCATGCGCGCGACGTGCTCGAGATTGCGGGGCCGGCGGGTGACTTCGCCAGCCGTATCCTGTCGGGCGGCCGCAGCGTGCTCACCGGCGACATGGGTGCCGGGCTGCTGGAGATGTCGCCAGCGGCTGTGCGCAATGCGGCCAAGGGCGCGGACATGGCCGCGACCGGCATGTACCGCGACGCCAAGGGCTACAAGGTGCTGGACACGAACACGCTGGAGGCCGCGTTGAAAAGCATTGGTTTCCAGCCCAACAGTGTGGCGACCATCCAAGAAGCCAACCGCATCAGCCAGGGCGCGAAGGCCTTTTACAACCTGCGTGCCCAGGAGATTCGCACGCTGTGGGCGCAAGGCATTTTCGAAGGCGGCCAGGACAAGGTGCGGGCGGCACGTGACAAGGTTGTTGCGTGGAATCAGAAGAACCCCGACCTGCCGATGCAGATCCGCATTCCCGACGTTATGCGGCGCGTGCGAGAAATGCGAAAGACAAAGGATGAGCGGATCGCGGACACGGCGCCGCGGGCGATACGTGCCCGAATACGGGAAGACTCGAATCGCGCCGAGGAGCTGTGAAGGCGCCGGCATCCAAGAGTATTCGAAAGGATATGCTACGTTCCTGGAAGTAAAGCTCTACACCGAGCAGCACCAGTTCCGAAATTCGATCAAAAGAGCTTCCTGATGAACTCTGCATCCCGCCTTCTGAGAGTGGTTGAGACCTTCAATAACAACGCGGGCGCCACGCTGACCGCCCTTTGGTCAAGCTTCCTTGAGGCGCCTTCGACTGAGGAAGGGAATGAAATGGTATTTGCGGCAGTGCAGGCGTTTCTGGGTGAAATTAGGCAAGCGCAATTGAAGCTCTCCCAGCTCGGGGCGCCGCCGCAACTGTTCGATCGCTATGCCTCGATCCTACGGAACTCGTTCAGTCCCATTCAACTCGCATCGACGTGGGCAAACCACAAAAATGCAGGCTCAGAGCCGATGCTGCAGACGCTTCGCTGGGCAAGTTGGGCGCTTGAGAAATTCAATGAAAACGACATTGATGCTGCCACGTTCGAAAAGTTGCTTGTAGACCTGGCCGCGCAGGACGAACGACTTCAGGATCCAGCCATCCCACCTGCAATGAAGGAAATGCTTCAGCGGCACGCCAATGCTCTCAGAGTTTCCTTGCAGTTGTACAAGATCCAAGGCGTTTCACCTATTCGAGAGGCCGTGCATACAGCGGTAGGAGAAGTGATCAGCGAAAAGCGACTGGACGACGATATGCTGAAAGGCTCCAACGAGCCAACCAAAACAGCGGTCACAAAAGGGCTCGAGGTCCTCACTCGAATTGCTGAAGTTGCAGACAAGGGATCGAAGGTCGCAAAGTTCGCGCAAGAGATGTATGGCTGGTGGGAGAAAGGCATCGGATACATGCAATCGACTGGTGGGACGCTGCCTTTGCCTCCCGGCGGAGGGATGAGTATCTGAAGGCCGGCGCCGGGGGCGACCCTAGCGCATCTAGCTGACGATTCGTTTAGTCGCGATGCTTCATTGACGTTGCACGTCGGGACAGAGAAGTTCGGACTGGCGGTCTGTTCGATGTTAGTCCTATTGATGCTCGTACACGGGCAGCGCAGCGGTCGAGTTGCAGCCCCCTGTGGGGTTCGACCGAGCTGCCGCGGCTCGGCAGCATGGCTTCATGGAAAAAGAAGCCATCGAAGCCGCTGTCACCACCGTTGCCTCGAAGTCCACCTATGGCGGCGCTGCCACATCGATCCTCGGCTGGCTCGCATCGTCCGAGTTCACCGTAGTTGTCGGTCTCTTTGTCGCCGTCGCAGGCTTGGCCGTGAACTGGTACTACAAGGCCAAGGCCGACCGTCGGCAGACTGACGACGCGGCGCTACGATCCGAGGAGCGCAAGCTTCGCATGGAGCTGATGCGCCGCACCGGTCGGCCCATTGCAAGCGAATCCGACCGGACGCCGCTGGAGGATTTGCTGTGACCGGCGAGCGGCGCTACTTTCCGCACCTCGCTGGTTCGCTGCTGCTGGCCAGCGCCGGGCTGCTTGGCTTGCTCGGTAAGTGGGAGGGGGAAAAGCAGTTCGTCGTCTACGCGGACAAGCTGGCCGGTGGCATCCCCACGGTCTGCAAGGGCCTGACCCGTCACATCACTTCGACGCCAATCATCGTGGGCGAGCGCTGGAGCGCTGAGAAATGTGAGAGCGAGGAGCGCGTCGCAGTCGCGCGCGTGCAGTTGCAGCTCGCACAGTGCTTCAAGCGCTTACCCCCGCAAGATGTGTTCGATGCCGGCAGCAGCCATGCCTGGAACTTCGGTACACCGTCCACCTGCAACAGTGGAGCGATGGCCGCATGGAACCGTGGCGACTGGGCGCGCGGCTGCCAGCGCTTGAGCCGCGGCGACGATGGCCAGCTGGTCTGGAGCTTCACCAGCCAAGTTGACCCGAAGACTGGCGCGAAGGTTTTCATCTTCGTGCATGGCCTGGCGAACCGGCGCGCCGACGAGACGCGGTATTGCATTGGAGGCCTCACATGAATCCGATCATCTGGGCGATGTTGGCTCGCTGGTGGAGGTGGTGGTGATGCCCGATCTCAGAACGCCATTGCTATGGCTGTTCGGCATCGGGCTAGTTGCTGGGTTGAGCGTGGCGGGCATTGAGCGCACGCAGGTACTCAAGGCGATGGCCGAGGTGTCCAAGGCACAGAAGGCGGTCTCCGATGAAAAGCTCGACCGTGAGGCCGAGAACACCCGCCGCGCGCTTGCCGCGCTTCAAGACCTGCAGCGCGTGCTCGCGTTGCAGGCTGCCCATGCCAAAGCTCAAGAGGAAAACGTCAATGCCTACGAAAAGAAGATGGCCGCACTCGATAGACGCCGCCGCGCTGCTGCTGGCGATGCTGAGCGGGTGCGCCAGCAATTCGTCGCCTTCGCCGCCCGTGATTGGGACCAAGCCGCAGGCGACCCCGCTGCCTGCCAGCGTGTCGCGGATCGATCCGCGGTCCTCGGAGAACTGGCTGCGCGAGGTCGAGAGCTACTTGAGCGAGGTCGACTTGTTGTTGAAGGCCGAGATGCTGAAGTGAGTTTATTACTCGGCACCGTCTACAACGATCGGGCGTTGCTTGCAACGCCTGACGACACTCCCCGCACCGCGTCAAAGTATTAATCAGTTCTCGGGGCGGAGAGTGCAGCCCGGCGGACAGTCGTGTTGCGACAACAGCACCGGCGAACTTTCATATTCATTCTGGCTTGGATGTGGAAGGAACTTTGCTCCGTTGTTGTATCGCTGCATGGGTTCGGCTATCTTGAAACAACTTGTATTGCCGCACCTGTACGTGCATCACCTGAGGGGGTGATTGAGTCATTAAGAAGCAGGTTGCACACCATTCAAACAGTTCGGCGGTTTGGCGGCAATCGATCATCAATAGCGAGAGAGCTAAGGGAGAGTTCGATGAGGGATGTACGCGGGATCTGGCTATGGGTTCGACTTGTTTTCATTCTGGCCGGACTGAATGCACTTCTCCTGCCTGCGCACGCTCAAGTCGGTGCGTATTGGGAGCATCCTCCCGTCTTCGATGGCACTCAAGCCAGGGGTTCCTGGGCAACGATCAAGGCCTTCTCCGAGCAGAAGGTACTTGAACTCTATGCGCCCCAGGGCTTCGTGGCGAAATGCATTTGGCTGACGCCGGAGCCCGTCCCCCCTCGCACGATCGTTGGCGATTGGGGCGGCACTTATTACTTTTCAGATGGCACCACCGCGCCGTGTGGCGGGACGTTTCTCGCAAAGTGGGTGTGTCCTGCCAATAGCACTTCGACACCCGATGGTTGCAAGTGTGCCGCTGGGTATCAGGAGGATCCAGCGGGCGCATCTTGTGTCAAGGCATCCCCGGAGCCTCAGAGTTGCGGCATCGACGTCGGCAATCCCATTAATCCCGCGACCGCCGAAAAACTCCAATCAGAAGTCGATTTGGATGTCGGCGGGCCGGGAGCGCTCACATTCGAACGTACCTATCGAAGCAGTTGGGGCGCTGATCCGACGCGGCCGGCGGTGGGGCTGGGCAAAGCGTGGACGCACAATCACACGACAAAACTTGAAGCGACGCCGGGTTCCGATCCAATCGCAGTTTCCATCACAAGTTCGGAAGGCTACCTACGCACTTTTGCAAAGGTCACAGGCTCAGCCATTTGGACGGCCACGAACAGTGGCGACCTGCTCGTCCAACTCGGTAATGGCACTTGGACATGGCGCCGCGCGGACGACGACGCGGTGCTTGCGTTCACGGGCGATGGCAAGCTCCAAACGAAGACGGATCGCAACGGGTGGGTCACCATCTACACCTATAACGGTGCGGGCCAGCTCTCGACCATTGCCAATGCGTTTGGCCGCGCGCTTGCGTTGACTTACAACGGAGCGGGCCAACTCAATACCGTCATCAGCTCCGACTCGCGCGTCGTCGGCTACCTTTACGACGCAGCGGGCCGCCTATCTTCTGTCATCTATCCGGACCTGCAGACTCGGACCTACGTGTACGAAAACGCCTCGTACTCCCAAGCATTGACCGGCGTCCTAGATGAGACTGGAGCTCGCTTTGCGAGCTTTGCATACGACTCTCTCGGAAGAGCGATCACGACTGAGCATTCCGGGGGTGTCGACAGATACCAAGTGAGCTATCTCTCCAGCAATGGAGTCACGGTGATTGATCCGTTAGGTACAAGCCGAAACGTCAGCTACACCACTGTCAAAGGAAAGCTCGCTGCCGCCGGTAGTTCACTGACCTCTGGTTCGGGCGAGCCCGAGGTTGCATCGCGCGCCCAAGACTCCAACGGGCTGATAACCAGCGAGACTGACTTCAAAGGCGTGGTCACGACAACAAGCTGGGACGTTGCCCGCCGCCTCCCCACTACTGTTGTTCGTGCTGCTGGGACTGCTGAAGCCCTGACCATCACGACCCAGTGGCATCCGACCTTCTCGTTACCCGCACTGGTCACTGAGTCCGGCCGCACCACCGCCTACACCTATGACGCCTTGGGCAACACGCTGTCCAAGACCGTGACCGACGCCGCCACGAACAAGGCCCGCCTCTGGCAATGGACCTACAACGCCCAGCAGTTGGTAGCCACCGCCACCGAGCCCAACGGCGCGGAGACCAGCTACACCTACAACCCCCAGGGCAATGTCCTGGCTTCGACCAATGCGCTGGGTCACGTCACCAGCTACACCTACGACACGGCGAACAGGGTGGTGAGCTCGACCGCCCCCAACGGCCTCGTCACTAGCTACACCTACGACCCGCGCGACCGCCTGCTGACCCAGACTGTCGGCGGCCAGACCACCACGCTCACCTACAAGCCCTACGGCACGGTCGAGACGGTCTCCCTGCCCACCGGCCTCGTGCTCACCTACAGCTACGACGCCGCCCACCGCCTCGTCGGTTGGAGCAACAACCGCGGCGAGAGCGGCACCTACACCCTGGACGGCATGGGCAACCGCACCGCCGAGCAGATCAAGGACAGCGCCGGCAACGTGGCCTGGAACGCCGCGCGCACCATCAACAACATCAACCGGTTGTCCGCCCAGACCGAAGGCCCGAACCAGGCCAGCTCCTTCGGCTACGACGCCAACGGCGAACTGATCACCCAGACCAACGGCCTGAACCAGAGCACCCAGTACGGCCTGGACGGCCTGCGCCGCGTCAAGGCAGTGACCGATGCGGCCAGCGCCACCGCGACCCTCAAGTACAACGCCCTGGATGCCGTCACCGAAGCCAAGGACTTCAAGGGCGTGGCCACCACCTACGCGCGCGATGCCCAAGGGAATGCGACGGCCGAGAGCAGTGCCGACACCGGCCCCGCCAGCACCCAGTACGACGCCCTGGGCCTGCCCAGCCAGATCACTGATGCGCTGGGCCAGGCGACCACCATCACGCGCGACGCCCTGGGCCGTCCGACCAGCCTGGTCTTCGCCGATGGCAAGACCACCACCCTGCGCTACGACCTGAGTGCGAACAGCAAGGGCTACCTCTCCGAAATCGTCGACCGCAGCGGCACCACCGAGTACACCCGCGATGGCTTCGGCCGCGTGACCCTCAAGAAGCAGACCCTCGCGAACGGCAGCGTGCAGCAGGTCAGCTACAGCTACAACCCCAACGGCACGCTGGCGAGCATCGGCTACCCCAACGGCGGCGGACTGCTCACCCATAGCTACGACGCCACTGGCCGCCTCACGGGCCTGAGCCTGAACGGCAACCCGCTGGTCACCGGCATCGCCTGGAACCCCCTCGGGCAGCCCACCGCCTGGACCTGGGCCTTCGCTTCACCGAGCCTCGCCGCCAGCCGCAGCTACGACACCGCCGGGCGCATGACCGCCACCGAGTTCAGCAGCTACTTCTACGACGCCGCCGGTCGCATCACCAGCCTGACGCAGAACCTCTACGCACCGGGCGACACCGACCCCACCCACAGCACCATCGGCGCCAGCGACATCACCTGGACCGTCGGCTATAACGCCGTGGGGCGCGTCACCGGCTTTAACGCCACCGGCAGCACCGCCGGCTTCGGCTACGACGCCAACGGCAACCGGAGCAGCAGCACGAGAGAACTCAACGGCCAGAGCACCAGCCGCACCTACAGCGTGGGCGCGACGAGCAACCAGCTCACCGGCTTTACCCAGAGCATCAACGGCGCCAGCACCACCAGCGTGGCCTACGGTTACAACGCCAACGGCGACCTGGTGAGCGATGGGCTTCGCAGCTACACCTACGACGCCGAGGGCCGCCTGGCCGCGGCCACCACCGGCGCCACCGACGTGAGCCCGACCACGCGCTACGCGCACAATGCGCTGGGCCAGCGGGTGTTCAAGACCGAGCCGCTGTACCCGCCGGGCCCGGGCGATGAAGCCGACCCGGGCTTCATGCAGAGCCTGATCGCGTTCTTCACCAAGCTGTGGAGCCCGAGCACAACGCAGGCGGAGCAGCTGGGCTACGCCTACACATACGACGAGAACGGCACGCTGATCGCGGAGGCGGGCAGCGGCGGCGCGAACAGCGCAGGGCAGAGTCAATACATCTACCTGCCGACGGCGAACGGGCCGATGCCGATTGCGGCCGTGATCAATGGCGCCACCTATGCGGTGCACAGCGACCACCTGAACACCCCGCGCAAGCTCACCAATGCGGACGGGCAGGCGGTCTGGCAGTGGAGCTACAGCGCGTTCGGGGCGGACAAGCCAACCATCGCAAGGAATCGGTTCGCGAACCTCGACACGACGCCCAACCCGGGCACCACCAGCATCTCGGACGTGAAGTTCAGCCTGCGCTATCCGGGGCAGTATGCGGATGAGGAGTCGGGGCTGTTCTACAACTACTTCAGGAGCTACGACGCGAGGACCGGGCGCTACAGCCAGCCGGATCCGATTGGTCTCAAGGGTGGTTGGAATCGGTTTGGCTATGTGGACGCGAACCCACTTACCAAGGGTGATCCACTAGGGCTTTGGTCTGTGACCTTGGATGCTTACGTTCACGGCGTTGGCGGCGGATTCGTGGTTGGGCGAGATCCAAATACTGGCGGTCCGTTTGTTTCTGGTCGTTGGGGATTTGGCCTCGGTGGAGGGATTGCCTACGACCGTAACGGCGGAAGGCCGGGAGGCGACAAGGGAGCGTCCTGCGATGCAGGAGCGGGACTGGGGTTATATGGATGGGTTGGCGGAAACGTCGGGCCGCTCCAAGGGGCGATGAATGCAAGTGCCGGGACAAACTTCAACTTCGTCACCCCGCCTCATCAGCTGGTTGATCCTCGAACCGGGGCGGGCATTTTCTTCGGGCGACCAAATCAGTCGTATGGGGACATCAGCCCGAGTTGGAGTCTAGGCAATAGCCAAGGCCTTCGTGGTGGCGCTGGAGCAGGTGTTGAGGGAACTATCTTTGGGCCAGGGCGGTAACATGAAAATCCTGAAGTGGGCCGCCGTCTTGCTGCTGGTGGTCTTGCCGCTTGCTGAGATTTCTGGCCGCTTCATTGTCTTGCGGACGGACGCATATCAAACGCTCGCCAATTTCGTCAAGACATCTAGCGAAATCAGAGAGAGAGTTGGGGACCGTCCCAGCTTGCGGCTTCATTTCTTTGGGTACTCTGTGCGGGTATCTGGACCAGGCGGAAGTGCAGAGTTTTCAGCTTCAGTGGAAGGCTCCAATGGATCTGGCGAGTTGTATGCGAAGCTTGTCAAAAGGGGCGATTGGCAGATCGAATCGGTAAGTCTCAATGGACAGCAGATTCAAACAGCCACGATCAAGCGCTCTTTCCTCGGCAGCGGCCAGTCAGAGGACTTTCACCAGAAGTGACGTTTAGGGTCGGCTGCTTCACGTTCAGTTGCTGAGCCACAAAGCAAGCAGCGCGAGCAAGTACACAAGTACCAAGAAGCAATTCCCGGGTAGCTGGCTGCGTTCCATGTGCGTTCTCCAGTGAGGTGGACAACCGGCGCCGCTTGTCTTGAACAAAGTGTTTCGCCGTGAAGTCACTGTAGAAGTTGCGCCGCACGCGCGCATGAGCGATACGCACCTTTTCCGGGGAGACAAATGCCCTCATTGCTGCTGCCCACGACAAAGGGCTTCCCAGAGGCGGAGTGAATAGGGTCGGAAGATCGGCCTTCTACGAAAGATCGGTGCTCTGCCATGGCTCAAGGGGAAGCAAGCTGAGGATCTTCGCGTCCATTTCGCTGCGCAGCCGGTCGGCGGTGCATTCCAATTCGCGAGTTCTGTCCAACTGCGTGACAGTGGGGGGAATGCCTGTGCCAAAGAGACATTTGATGAGGGCAACCGTCGTCTCACTGCGCGCTTTGCGTGCGGATCGGTCCGCTTTGCCCCAGCGCATGTAAAGCTTTTTCCAGGTCTCGAACACTTGGGGATCGACTTCCATCGTGTGCTCCATCGCGAAGCGAGATGCTTCATGCCGCAACTCTCGCGCGAAGCGCTGAGGGCTACCACTATCAGAAGTGATAGGGCTCAAAAGGGCGAGGCGCTGCATTTCCAGGCGCCGCGCCCCAACTCAGCCCTGGCAACGCTTTCCAGCCATGCGCGCGTGTTTGTGCACCGCCTTATCCACCACAACGGCGGAGAACTCGCCCTCTGTCAGGGGGATCAGAGGGCGTCAGCGAGAGAAGTTGTACAGGACGATTAGGCTGTTTTCCCGTCGCGCAGGACTTCGACCGGCCCGATGCCGCTGTAGACCGTGGAACTGTCCTTGAGCGAGGTCACCGTCCAGCGCTCCCCTGGCGTGACCTTGTAGTCGCTGGGCGCCAGCGGCTCATGGTCTTCGTGCACCTGGCTGCTCGGCCACGACGACATCCGCCCAGCTCGGCAACATCAGCGCTTACACAGGCCGAATCGCCGTTGGCGGCGATGTCGTCGAGCTTGAGGGCGGCCAAGGCCTCTTTCAGCCAGCCAGGACGCGGGCTTCGGCCGGCCCGTTCAATTTACCCACGAATATGGTATTGACGGCGTGAGCCATTTCTCAGATCGTGGTTCTTCCACTCGCCAAAAAAAGGGGTTCCAAATGCGCAATTTCGGCACCATCGTCGCTATCGCTTCGCTTGCGTTCGGGATTCAAGTTCCGGCTGACGCGCAAGTACCGAAGTTCGACACCAAATCCTTTGTCATTTGCAAGGGCGAGATTGAGGGCGCTTGTGACAAGCACGACCATTGGGTTAACTGTGATCAGAGCGAAACGCCGGTGATCCAACAACGCTGCACAGTGAACATGCCCGACGGCGCAAAGCGAGTGCGCGAATACACGGCAGAGAACATAAGCACGAGGAGCGGCAACAAGTGCGGATATACGCACACGCGCGCTCAATGCGCCGCTGAGTGATCGGGACTGCCGCCAAAGAAAAAGCTCGCGTGCGGCGGCCTGGTGGTCAGTGTGCGGTGTCGTTCGGCGGCGGCCACCTGAGGCCCGTCATGCGCTCCCTTGTTGCGGTCTTGCCGTCAAGGGCAGTCAGCGGTTCGGCCTCGGTGGGCTCGTCGATGCTGTTGGCAGGCCTCCAGCGCTGCTCGACGGTGCGCCAGTCGCCGGCCGCGATCAATATGCTTGTCGAGCCCTCGGCCTGCTCGATGGGCGCGCCCATGAACGAACTCGCGTCGATCGCCCGGTCTTCCTTGCCGAGCCGGGGATATTGCGACGTATTGCAGGTGCTGCGCCGGCGAGAGGATGATCTTTCGCGGGTAGGCCTTGTTGTGTGCCCGCCAGCTCGCGGTTATTGACTCGATTGCGGTGAGGAGGACAGTTGCCATCGCCACCGTGACTCAGGTGACGACCCGCTCGCGCAAAATCTCGACGGGACCGATGCCGCTGTAGATCGTCGCGTTGGTCTTCAGGCAGGTGACGGTCCACCGGTCGCCGGGCGTCACCCTGTAGTCGCCGGGCGCCAGTGGCAGCTCACGATCTTCGTGCACCTCGCTGCCCAGCCACGACGGCATGCGAAGGATAGTGGCGGGCTCGGGGAAAAATTCAGTTTGGCTCATAGTTGATTGTCGCCGCCGCTTCCAGCAGTTGATGGGACAGGGGTGCAGGCAGGGAGTGCTGTATCTCGCAGTACCAGACTTGATAGCACCAGCGTCCTCCCACTTGCTCGACCCCGGCAAAGCTGATGGTTTCGTAGGCACAGGCAGCCAGTTCGGGGCGCCAGAGGATGCCCAAGGGCGGCGCCAGATCGCCCGGACGCGCCTCCCATAGGCCAAGTTGCAACCTTCCTTCAACATCCCGCAGTACGAGCGCTCCGCAAGCCCATGCCTGATCTACGAACTCACGCTTGCTGAGTCGGGTGCCGCCGCGGTATCGCGGTCTCATCTTCACGCGCATGGCGGCCTCATGCGCCGTCCCGCGGCTTCGGCAACAGGCCTGGGATGCCGTGCATCACGGCACGAATGTGGTCCCCGGCGTTTCGGTCCCAGTCGCCGTACAAATCGCCAATCTGGGCGCATCGGCCGGCCACCAGATCGGCGAACGCGAGCAGCGTCGGGCGTAGCGGCTCGCCCGCTGCAAGCTCGCCCACCCGGCGCGCCATCTCGGCGATCTCATCTTCAATGGGGGGTTCAGGCATGGTCGGAAGTAACACCTTTGTACTGTACAAATATACAGTACTTCGGCAATAATTGGGGCATGGAAAACATGCCTGCCACCCTCTGGATTGCCGCCTGCGCGCACCGGTTGCAGCAGCAGTGGCACACCGTTGACCCTCTTGAGCTGGAGGATGTCGCGCGCGATCTGTGGCGCGACGAACGGCTGCGATCGATGCTTCCGGATGAGGCAGCGGTGGAGTGGCTGCGACCGATCACCAGCGGCACCTAGGTGCCGCTCCCAGCTCGACACCGCGCGCCACCGCCGCAAGAATGAGCCGATGTGCACGCGCTACATCAGCCCTGAACAACGGGAGATTGAAGCCTTCTGGAAGATCGACCGAAGGTCCAATCAGCGCAAGGACTGGGAGAACCTCCTGACGGTGTTTCCGCTATCGCTGGCGAGCTTCATCCGGCGGGCCGATGAAGTGGAGTACGCGCGCGAACTCGTGGTGGGGCAGTGGGGAATGATCCCGCTGTGGTCGAAGACGCATGTCCCGACGACCGCGCGCGGCACGCGCCTGAGCACGGTGAACGCTCGCACCGAGGGCATGGAGAAGTCGCCAATCTACAAGGACGCCTGGGCCCGCGGCAAGCGCTGCATCATCCCGGCTGCCAGCTTCGATGAGCCGAACTGGGAGACCGGGCGCAATATCTGGTGGCGCTTCCGCCGCGCCGATGGTGCGCCGTGGGGCCTGGCGGGCCTGTGGAACACATGGATCGACAAGGAGACGGGAGAGGTGTGGGACAACTACACGATGCTCACGCTCAACGCTGACGGCCATCCGCTGATGAGCCGGATGCACAAGCCCGATCCGAAGCTGCCGCCTAACCAGCAGGACAAGCGCAGCCTGGTCCCGTTCGAGGTGCACGACTTCGACCGCTGGCTGACCTGCACGGTCGAGGAGGCGAGGGCGATGCTGAAGGTGCCGCCGGTCGAGTTGTTCGATGCTGGGCCGGTGCTGGGCGGCGCCGAGACCGTGGAATCCTAACTTTCGTCGTCGCCCGGGAGTTCGAAGCGAAGCGTTACGAACGCCACCTCGGCTGCCCGGCGCGGGTCGCGGTCGGCGTTGAGCGGGTACAGCGCCGAGGTCAGGAGGTCCAACCACTCGCGATCGACTGCGCCATCGCAACGATCGTAGAACTCGCTCCTGAACTCATGCCACCATGCCTCAGTAGGAGGCAGCTCACGGCCTGCGATCACGATGGGCTTGTTGGGCTTCCACATGGTCATCCTTCGTGTGATGGGCCGTGGCGAAGATACCACCGAGCCTTCATCCAGATCCGCCATGCAAGGCAGATGACCATGATGACGCCTCTTTCCCTTATCCGACTGGATTGGCATCTTCGTCGTCACCCGCCGCGCGAGGGCCGATGCGCTCGTCAGTCGCGTAGCCTTCGAGCGCGCGCACGCCGGCGTGCAGGGCGTCGAGCCACAAGTCGTATGCCTCGTCAGCCGACTCGCGCTCTTCCCACTCTGAGGCATCGTCGCCTTCTTCCATGAGCACCCAGTAGAAGTGCCCGGGATCGGGCTCATCGACGTGGACGGCGATGCGGCGGAGGCGGGTCACTTCGGCCTCTCGGCGAGATACTTCCGTACGGCGTCGGCCGAGTTGCCGACCGTTTGCACGGCGAATCGCAGTTGGTCCTCCGTGCAGCCGAGGCTTTCGGTCCACGAACGCACCTCGTGCGGTTCGTCCAGGGAGATGAGTTTGCGGTCAAGTCCAGTCTTCTTCGGGTCGTCTGCCATGTTTTGCTCCCGGTGGGCAGCGCCCGTTGGGCGCGCTGTCTGCACCATGGCAGCGTCGAAGCGCGGGGGCCGTATCCAGTAAACGCCTTTCTCTGACAGCGGATCTCCTACGTCTACGGTGCGCTTTTTAGCGTCTCCTCACCAAGATCGCGGCAGATTAGCCGCATGTGTGCTCCTGCGATCCGCCGCTTGTGGCGCCGTTGTGAGGTCGCGCCAGGTATTCAGCGATCCACAGACGAACCTTGACGGCCAGCAAGGCACGCGCTTCTTCTTCCGAAGACGGCCCGGCAATGACGAGGCGGCAAACCGCCTTTCCGTCGCGCCGGACATCTGCGAAATAGGAGGTTCCCTCGCCGAGTCCTTCCAGGCCCACCGACATGGTCCAGTCTTCGGGTGCTGGCGGGCCGCCGATGCTCTGGTCCGGATAGATGTTCATGCTCTTCCTCGCTCGCCCCAGGGGTTGTTGTTATGCCTGCTTCGGCGCCGTGGGGCGGTTGGATCCTAACGCTTTCCCGGTCAAGTAGCGCCTTCGACTTACAAGCCACGGGGCGGGCCCGGAGCAACGTGGCTAGATGATCCGGATCGACGATTTCCCGCCCATGTTGCTTGACGAGCGTCCGCTCGACCTCGACGAGCCAGGGTGGATCTACGAGCTGAAAATGGATGGCTACCGGGTGCTGGCCGAGTTCGACGCTCGGTGCAGTTGCGCACGCGCAATGGCACCGATGCCACGAAATGGTTTCCCGAGGGCACGCACGGCGAGCCACTTGGGGGCTGTTCACGCAGCCTTGAAAGCCAAGATCTTTGCGCCTTGGCGCAGCTCGTCCAGATGATCAGCCCACAGTTGCATCATCTTGCGGCGCTTGACCACGAACTCCGCGCGATCGTAGGCGGCGCCGAGCGGCCCGCTCTTTCCGTGCGCGAGCTGCGCCTCGATGACTTCGGGCTCAACGTCCATCTGCTCGACCATGATCGTGCGCGCCATTGCTCGGAAACCGTGGGCTGTCATCTCGGTGTTGTCGAAGCCCATGCGGCGCAGCGCTGTGTTCACGGTGTTGTCACTCATCGGCCGCTCGCCGGTCAGCAGGCTCGGGAAAACGTACTGGCCGTGACCAGTGAGCGGCTTGAGGTCGGCAAGGACTTCGACGGCCTGCGTTGGCAGCGGCACCAGGTGCGGGCGCCCGTTGATCTTTGCGGTCTTCGTGCGCTTCATGTCCGCCGCCGGGATCGTCCATAGCGCCTTATCGAGGTCGAGGTCCGACCAGCGCATTTGCCGGATGTTGCCAGGCCGCTGAAAGAGGAGGGCGGAGAGGTGCAGCGCCGCGCGCGTCGCAGGCTGACCAGCGTAGGCGGCGATCGCGCGCATGAGCTCGCCGGCCTTCACTGGCTCCAGCACTGCAGCCATGTGCTTGACCTGCACCGGCACGAGCGCACCTTGCAAGTCGGGTGCTGGGTTGCTGGTGCACCGGCCGGTGGCGATGCCGTGGCGGAACACCTGGCCGGACCATTGGCGCAGGGTGTGCGCAGTCTCGTGCGCGCCGCGGGCCTCGATGCGGCGCAGAACCTGCAGCAGCATCGGCGCCGTGATGCTGGATAGGGGCAGGCTGCCGAGCCAGGGGAACGCATCCTTCTCCATGATTGAGATCCAGCGCTCCGCGTACCGCGGGCTCCACGCCGAACTCTTGGTCTTGTGATACTCGCGCGCCACGGCCTCGAAGCTGGCGTCGGTGTCGGCCTTGCGCTCGAGCTTCTCAAGTTGTCGGCGCTGCGCGGGATCGATGCCTTGCTGTTGGATCTTGCGGGCGTCGTCGCGGCCGGTGCGCGCCGCCTTGAGCGTCACCTCTGGATAGCTGCCCAATGCCAGGCGCTTTTCCTTGCCGTCGAAGCGGTACTTCCAGAACCAGCGCCTCGAGCCGCTTGGCTCGATCTGCAGATAGAGGCCGCCTGAGTCCGCGAGGCGCAGCCGCAGCTTGTCGGCAGGGCAGAGGGTCTTCTTGCAGGCGGTGTCGGTGAGCAT